CCGTAAGCAGCCATGCCCATGGTGATGTATTCTTCGTCTAGTGGGTGTAGGCCCACACGCTGAGTAATTGCACTATAAAAGAGACCCAGGCTGTGCGGATAGTGTTGTGCCCACAGTCGTCGATATCTTGCTCGTCCTTGCTTGTCATATTCTGCTCCCCAGATTGTGATTGTATCCCACTCGCCTATGGCGTCAATTACCACCACAGTGGCACGATCATATGGTGAAGTTTGAAACCCGCTGGCAGCATGCGACAGATGATGGCCGTGGCAACTGTGTGATGTACCTGGCAAAAATCCTCGGAGTTGTTGCTTTAAGATTTGTTTTGTGGTCAGCTTGTTCCACTCTATGCCTTGGCCACTGTACAACTGGCGTAGTTGTTTTTTCCAAGGTGTTTCGTAATAGGCCACATGATCAATGCCGCCAACGTTACAAGTATCCCAGATTAGATCTAAGTGGATATTAGCATCGTTCTTGTGTTTGCTGTAGCGTTCACTGTGGCCGGCAAACAAGATGTCGCCCTGTGTGTTGACAACTGAGATGGCAGCATCATGGTAGCCAGCACTGATACCTAGGATATTCATTTGTAGATAAATGGATCATGTTTACGAAGTTCTTTCAACTTCTTACGATAACGAATTTCTAATGTGATTCTTGCCCAAAGTCTACGTATCCATTTCATCGCAATCTCCAAATTTGTTGGTCGACATAATCTGCATCACTCCAACGATAATTGTATGTAGTCCACTCATCACTTGTGCGAATTCTATACACATCCAAGCGAGTGGCAATTTGCTGCCAGATTTGATTGTAATCTAATGTGCCAAATGTTTTTGTTAAGTTAACTTGTGCTACTTTAGGGTGGCCAATTGTGAGGCTTTGATCTTCAGGATTAAAATTATTGGCCACTAGCCATTTACGAAACTCAGTAATTTTTTTAATCTGCCACTCGTATGCACCAGGGTCTCTTGCCCACTCAATATCAAAATCTCCAGCTGCTTCAGTTTGATTACGCAAGGAACTGGTTGTTAATTCATCTACGTCACGACCTTCATCATTGAATACTTCCCAATGTGCTTTACCTACTGCTTTGTTTACTCCCACATACACTCCTCCCAGTTGTCGGTTAAGTGTTTCTATTCCAAACAGTTCGTAATCTTCATGGTCTAATGCAAAGCGTGGTGCGTTGAGCCAACACATCAACTGACTGGGTCTGCGCCATTCGGGTGCTTGTATCACTTTGCGCATGCTCAGCACAAGGCTTTCGTATTCATGACACAACAAGTTGAGTTGGCGTATGTGCCAACGTGTTACAGTATCTGCCTTGAGCCAATAAGAACTCATATGACCTGAGTGTCCTTGAAGATCTTCAAAATACCTATGCAACCAGTTCATACGTTCATGGTCAACATCTAAATTATCTTGTATTGTGTTTTCTACTGTGAAATGATCTCTTATTTCATATCCTAAATTGGCTGCATTGATTACACCAATACTGGCATTGATTTGATTGATAATGTATTCAGCATTTCTTTCGCTCTCAGTCCAGCCCAACCAACAATAGTTTTTCTCCAAATGCAAATTATTTCGTATGATAACATTTAATGCAGTAAGCCATTTACGGCTGAGACTGTTGTCCTCTACGTCAATAAACAACTTAAGAGTATCAGTTTTGCCGCGTAAGTCTATTTCAATTCTGTCAAGCAATGTTGTTCCACCATTCTAGCACCGCAGGACGAGCAGCAAGTATTTCTGTCATTGTGATCTTCTGTGTGCGTATGCTTTCTAATTGTAACACACGATTCCGACCTTTTGCAAGACCTGCACGATATTGATCAGGCCATTGTTCTTCAAATGTGGGACGGGTTTTTAGTTGTACCAGAACATCACGCAATGCCCCATCCACCTGCGGAACAAGTTCATCAATCCACGGATCCAGCACGGTTCTGGGCAATGCTAGTGGGCTCATTACTATATCTGGTGAAAATGCAAACATTACTTTAGCAAGGACGTCGACTCCGTATGCTTGTGCAAGTTGTCTAATACGTGTAACTTCGAACATTCCTGGCAGAGTGAGCGTAAAGTCAATTCGTACTTGACGTCTGTGACGCCGGACCGCAAGTGCTTTACCAAAATTATCAAGCCAGCGATCATACTCGAGACCTGTTCTAATGTATTCTCCAATTGGGCCTGTACCGTCGAGACTTGCACATATCTGCCAAGCCCTAATCCTGCTAAGAATATCGCTGAATAGATTAACCCCTCGATAATCCACTCTGGATAGATTTGTGTTGTATCTAGCATATACCTTTGGTCCGTCCCCTAATTCAACTATGCGTTTCATGTAACGCCAATGTTGTTCGTACATCAAGGGTTCGCCACCTACCCAGTATACTTCTTCAACACGATGCTGTTCTACTGCGTCTGCAAACTCTGCCTCAATCTGGCTGTCTTGAAATGCACTGATGTTCTTGCGAACTTCAGGCTGCATCCAGGCATTCTTGGGATTGCTCCAGTCCGTCATATTGTGTTGACGTTGCTCTGTTTCCCATGCACTGCTCAGCATATCACCGCACATACGACATTTGAAATTGCACAAGTTTGAGAATCTATAATCCCAACTAACAGGTCGCATTGTGGTACGGCCTGCTGTGTCTGTGGTTTCCCAGATGTCAGGATACTTATGCTTGAACAACTGCCAAAAATATGAGCGGTAAACATCTGTGTTCAACAGTTTATCATTGCATACTTCACACTCAGGCAGTGTTTCACCTGCCATCATTCTACTACGCACACTCATCATGTGTGGCGAATTCCAATGTTCATCAAGTGTAATAGGCATGTACTTGCCGGTGCCTGCTGCGGTGTCTATGTATTGCTCAAAATTTTGTGCAGGTTCTCTTGACGCACAACACATGCGTCGTTCTGTTTGTGGACTCAAGTAGGTATGCACCCAAGGTGCCAGGCACAAGCTCATTGGTAATCAATCAGGTCAGAAAATTCAGGAGCAACATCTCGCATGTTTTGATTGCGTTTTTGATCTAGATCACGTATTTTCATGCGCAACATAAATCCATCTGTGCTGGCCCCAGTGTTCATAAAATCTACAATACGATCAAACTCCGCACGATACTGTGGCGGCACATCTGATGAACGTAAATGTTCTGTAATTGCAGCTTTGGCCGTGTCTGGCAATGTGGCAATACTGAAGTACCAAGCATCATGCATCATGTTCCAGTATACAAAATCAAACCGTTGCAGTGCCACCCATTGGGCCAGTTGATCAATATAGCGCACATTGAATACGTTCACAGTGCTACAGCATTGTAATTGCAAGTTGGGCATGGACTCTTGCAAGTATTGGAAACTTGTGATGTTGTCTAGTACCGCCGCCCAGTCTGCATTGGTGCGTTGATATTCAAATCTAGCCCCTATATCATCAATACTAAATGCAATTTCTACAGTTTTAAAATGTCTCCAAATTGCTTCTCCTCTAGCAGGATAATGTGTGCCATTAGTGTTGTAGTGTATTTCAACCTGGTGTGCGATACCACGGGCCACAATGCCTTGCAACATATCAAAGTGTTCGTCGATCATGAACGGTTCGCCACCAGTGAATTCAATGTAACGAATGTCTGTCAGCACACTGTCAATCTGCTGCCAGAACTGTGCGTTCTCTCTGGGCCAAGCGCCGGCACGTAGCATTTGATATGCATGACTTGACTTTTGTTGCTCACGTGGTAACTGATTGATTTCTTCTGTGGCAAACTGACTGCTGCTCCATGATCCGCAGATGCGACATTTCAAATTGCAAATGTTTCCCAGTTTCAAATCCAAGAACATCAAGGGCTTGGCATCTGCTGTCCATTCTGTATCTGTTATACTGTGCTTGAGTCTGTCCAAGGTGTGCATGCGTTTGCTTGTACGGCCACCACGTTCTTCATTCCAACACTTGCGACATGTCTGGGGTCGTTCACCAGCAAGAAATTGCTCACGTAATCCACGCATGTGATTTGAGTTTTGTATGTCTGCAAAGTTGGCTGTGCTTAATTCAAATTTGTTACCAGTGTCATCTAATATTTCGTCATCAGCTAAACAACAAGGGCGCACTGTACCTATTGGTGAGGCCTCAATGCTGATCCAAGGTAACACACAGAATTTGTCGTGTGGTATATTCATTTTAATGCTGCCAATTCTGGAATTACATCCATGATATTTTCTCGTCGCATGTCATCTAACTCGTGTGTTTTGCGCCAGAATGTGTCCAACAAATGTGTATTGTCCGTAGCCATCATAAACTTGATAGCACTTTCAAATCCCACTGTGGCTCGTTGCAGTGGGTCCTGATTTTTCAGCCAGTTAATATGATCAGTGAACTTTGTTAGTAATTGTTCTTTGTATTCTGCAGGCGCGATATCTATTCTGTAATGTAGCGGATCTTGTAATATGTTTACATTTAAATCTTGCGCATGAATCAATCCACGTTCTACCCAGTCTCTATGAAAGTTTGGCAGGTGCCATGCGTTCATTATACTCAAGGTGGGTGAGATGTAAAAGTCTACTCGGGGGCATATTGCTAACATTTCTTGGCGATTGCGTTCTACCACTGCCCAGTCTGTGCCTTTGCGAATGTATTCTGCACGTGACCCCGAGTCATCAAGACTGGCACCTACTGCTACACTGTCAAATTGCTTCCAATATTCAAATACGCTTTTGCCTTTAAGTTCAGTATGCGTAAAGTTTGTGTTGTAAATCAATCGCACATCAAAGCGTTTTCTTTTGACTAATTCTGCTAGGATGTTGTAATGTTCTTCCATCAGCAATGGCTCGCCGCCAGCAAAGTAAATTTGCTCTACATAATCCAAGTGTGGTTCTAGTTGTTGCCACATGTCCGTCTCAGTACGTCCTGCGTAGTTCAACACAGTGTTGCGATCCTTCCAATCGCCGCCGGCAAGTCGGGCTTGGTCTTGATACCATTGGCTGCTGAATATGTGTCCGCAACTGCGGCATTTTAAATTGCACAAGTTTGAAAAACGAATATCCCAATAAGTCATTTCAAAAGGATTCTCGTCTAATTTCTTAATCTGATGGCCGTGGTGCTTGTTGGCCGATTTGCGTCCACTAAAAAAACCATTGGCTTCTTGTTCATAGCAACGTCCACAGGCAGCATTTGGTATTTCTGTCAACATGTCCTGGCGTAGTTGTTGCATGGGTGCATCAGTCCATATTTCTTCTAGAGTATTCTTGCGGCAATTACCAACTTGACCTACTGCCATTTCAGCATGGCAGCAAGGATATGCTTCTCCTGTGGGATAGGCATGCAAATGTATCCAAGGATATATGCAAAACGTTTTTGAGTCTGTCAGTAAAAACTGCTCACGCTCAGTTAACTCTGTTGGATGCACTAAGTCTGTACTGTTATACTTGTATTGAGTCATACCATTTGCTTAATTCAGGAAAACACTTGTCAAAGTTTTTGCCACGACGTTGATCGTATTGAGTATAAAACTGTCGAAAGTCATTCAACAACTTGGGCATTTCAAATGCTTCTGAGTGCGGTGTTTTTACCACATCCAAATAATCAATTAATCGCTGTACATGATTGATTTCATGTTCGTGTAAGCAAGGATTGTGTTGATTATGAAACAACCAGGCTTGGAGTTTTAGTCGATAACCATTGCGCAGGTCATCTGGCAACACTAGAGCACTCTGGAAGCTGGGAAAGCGTAGGATGTTCAACGTAAAATTAATTTTATCACTTCCATATTTTTGTTTCAACGCCAACAGCATGTTCAAGTTATCAACTAATGTGGTCAAACACAAGGCATTGATTGTGCCCATGACGTGTATCTTGTTGACAAAGTTGCCTTCCAGCAAGTACAACATGTTACCAAACCACTGATCAAAGTCTAGTCCATCTCTGATGTATTCTGCTTGTTTGAATGTGGCTTCCATTGATGTGTACACCTCCACATCGGGCAGTGTACGAATAGCTGCGCCAAACTCCATCATCTTAGGCAAGTCAATTCCCAAGTTTGAATTGATTGCTAGGCGTGTGGTACTGCGTCCTTGATTGGTTTTGAACCATTCTATCAGTTTCCAGGTATAACCCGACATCAGCGGTTCGCCGCCTGTTATTCTGAGCTCTTGCAGTGTTCTGTAGAGGTCTCGTTCCCACCAGTCAAAGAAGGCATCCACGTAAGGATTAGTCTCACCGAATTTATAAAGTTGACTGCTATCATGAGTGTGAGTAAAATGGTTCCTGCCATCGCTAACCAACCCGTTGTAGGGTCCATGCCGGCGTATATCATTGACCCAAGTGGAACTAAAAGCAGGATTGCAATAAGAACAAGCAAATTGACAAGTACGATCGAAACTGATTTCCAATGTTCTAAGATTAACATCATCTTGGATGGGTGTGTTGACTGCTTCATGTAGTGCCTTTATGGGATAAATTTTTGATTTGTACACACGGTCGCTTACTGCGTTGGTGTCCATGTCTTCAATCTTCCAGCAGTATTCACAGCCTGCAGGACGTTCACCAGCCAACATCTTGCGCCGGTCTTCTTTCTTTTGATCAGAATTGTGCAGCAGCCTAGAGTTGTTATTGACTTTATCAGCGTCAATCAAATGAGCTGGCGGGTGATGGCAACTTGTGGTCTGCCCACTTCCTAACCAAATGGTAGCATTGTACCATTTTGCTGCACAAAAACTTGAGGACACCGGGTCCAACACCTGTTGTTTAAATTCTAAATCATTCATTTATATATTGGGCTAACCGGTTGGGCAGTTCTGCACGTTCTCGAGCATTGTGTTCTCGAAGTTGTTGATAGTTGTATTTACAAATGGGTTCAGCAGCCTCCAAGAAACTAGCAGCACCATTATAACATATATCTGCCACAACGTCAACGATGCGATCGGCACGATCTTTTGCATTATCTATATGATCAAAACTTTCGTCTATCAAATGAGCGAATGTTTGAAATCCTGCTCGGTGCAAATCTTTGTAGTAATCACGATTGGCCGCTGCCACAAATGGATGACACATGATCATGGGCTTCCAGATCTTCTCTGTACGGAATGTGTAAGGATAATCAAATATGGTTTCGGTCACAACACTAAAGTAGGTGTCAATATACGGAGCAGGATTGACTTCGGCATCGCCCCAGGTGTTGCCAAACAAATGATGTTTTATAAATCCTGTTGGTACATTGTCCATGTTAGGCAAAGCACGATCAATTTCGTATTGTGGGGGCAACAATCGCACAGGTTCAGACTCACTGGGTCGCAATATGCTGCTCCAAGAAAAGTCCACCTCGCCTTGCAAGTTGGTCCATAATGCACGATCCAGTAACCCACGTGATCGAAATGCATCTATCAAATACTTGCGGTGTGGCCTTAGTCGCCCATTTAAAAACAAAAAGTCATAAGGTTTATTGACCTTGCGATACACTTGCGGGCACGATTCGTGCGCACGTAAGTTCTCTAAATATTCTACAATATTTGAAAAATAACAATCTGTCTTGCAATAACGCCAAGGTATTTCTAAATTACCTGATGCTAATAATCCAATTCTTCCATCTTGTACAAAATTTGTAATTACCAATCTACGCAGTTGTAATAATATAGTTTCACTACCTTCTGCAGGATTGGAAAATATAATATGACCTGGGTGTTTTGTGGCCCATTCAGTTACGGCCTGCCAATTTTCTTTGAGAACAACTCTACCTATGACATAAATGGCATTGGGATCTAGTTCCTTGGGCCACTGCCAAAAACTGTCATCAGCATAAGGCTTGAGCAAGTCCCATACTTCGGCCCATTCATCCACAATAATTCTACGATTGCCTAGCATGATACGCACACTCCTCCCACCATGATTTCATCTCCGGAAATGTCTTTACGAAGTCTGTACCGCGTCTGCGGTCGTGTTCACTAAAGAAACGATAAAAGTCTGCTTGAGCACGTGAGTGATCGTTCAGTTGTGTAGACCGCATCCAGGCAATGTCACGATCCAGTCGGTGCAGTTCATAGTCCTTGAATCCTTTGAATGGTTCCGCTTCTGTTTCAATCTGTCGTATCATCCAAGCCCACAACCATTCCAGTTTTTCGGCATAACTCTCTGGCAGGATTTGTAAGCTCTGCCAGGCAGGTTCACGTAGTACAGGTGTGTCAAACCACACACGTTGATAGTCTGTACTGTATACCTTGCGCAACCCCAATATACCAGCAAACAGTTTGTCTAAACTGGTCACACTCAAGTTGTTCACTGTGACAATAAATGTAAGACTTGAGTAATTGGGCACTTCTGTAAGGAACTGATTTACTCGATCCCATAACAAGTCAAAGTCCAGGCCATGACGCATGTATTCTGCTTGCTCGCCCCAACCATCCAGGCTCACGTACTGCATGAAATGTTCAATACGCCCATCACAAATCTGTTTTACATAACTCAAATATTTCTGCCATGACTTTTCATCTACTGAGAAGTTGCTTGTGACATTTAAATGCAGTCGAGGACTAGGGTTCTCCAGCACATAATCAAACACCCGATAGGTATTTTTGTCCAGCAGTGGTTCACCACCAGTCATACGAAAATGTTCTAGGTGCGGATACAGTGTGGGCCACCAGTCCCAGAAAGCGTCAACATAAGGATTTGATTCTCGAACGGGAATGGGCTGTCGTTGGCCCACAAAATGCTCAGGAGCATTATGAGGACTGCTAGTAGGATAAGCACCATGCCTTGTAACTTCGTCCTGCCAAGAGCTTGAAAACTGAGGGCTACAATAACTACACTTGAGATTACAAGCATGGTTGAAATTAACTTCAACATAACTGGGGATAACATCTTCGTCTCCTGTTGAATTTTTTATTGATTCAAAGTCAACTGCGGCCCAGGGTTCACCTGAACGGTAGTGACGGTCACTTAGTTTGCCCGCATCTTCCATGTTCCAACAATATTGACATTCGCTAGGACGTTGGCCACTCAGCATAAGTTTACGTTGTTGTTTTTTATATTTGGTGTTGTGCAATGCAGAAACATCTATTTTGATCTCTGCAGGATCAATGGCGTGCAATGGAGGATGATAGCATGAGTTGTTCATGCCTGTGGTCAAGTGCAGACTGACCTGCTTCCACTTGGCCAAACACAATGCCGGACCCAACTTATCATGCATTTGTTCAGCAGAGGTCAAGAACTTGCTTTTAGTCCCAACAGACTCATCGCCTTTGTTCATCACCAGCCTTCTTGTTGGCGTATGACATCAATCTCTCGTGTCATTATGCCACGATTGTGCCAGTTTGAACGATAATGTTGTTTGAAGAATCGACTTTGTTCACCTTCAAAGATGGCCATGGGCAAGTCCAATTGCCCGTACAAGTCATCCGCCACTCGGCCACCTAGCAGTCTGGGGTCTGAATCTTTTACTGAATCCCAGATTTCAGCCAATGCATCAAAGTCTTGCACCTGTCGGTGATCCCAGTTTGTGAGCATGGTCATGTATGTGCCCTGTCTGGCACCGGCCATGGCCCACTGTCCATTGTTGACGTCTGCACCAATGTTGTGCCATATGGTCAAGTGATCCAAGTTGCGTTGATGCACTTGCTGTTGAAATTCTTCCACTGTGGGTTTAGCACCTCGGCTCAGGCACATCTTTACACCTTCGCGGAAGCCGGCACGCCAGGCTTGAAATGCTGATGCATTAGGATATGTGGTTGAGTAGCAGTCGTACATGGACCAATACAAGGGATCAAAACAAAACTCCACTTCGGTTTCTGTACGCCCGTCTGTAGCTTCGTGTGTGCGCATGTTAAACACAAACTCTTTGGTCCATGAACTCAAGCCGCCGTTGCCATACATCAGGCCATTGATGTGATTTCTTGCTCGCCAACGAAACACTGCTTGTTCCCAGTCTGGTGTGTCAAATGTCAATGTTTGATTGAAGAACACTGCATCAGGAATGTTGTCACCGTCAATCAAGATAAAACGTTCAGTAGTACTGGCTGTGGCAGCGGCTTTGTGTGCCGCGTCTGATCCTTTTATGCCATCTACTCGTGTGGCCCACGGTACCATGTTCTTGATCTTTACCCAAAACTCTTCTTTTTCAGGTTCGTCATAACTCAAGTACACACAGTCCAAGTCTGCAATGTCAATTTGATTCATATGTTTGTTTGCTCCATTTGGTATGAGGTTGGTCCTCGGCAACGATTACAGCGACATTGTCAGGATGACAAGGGGATCCAGAGTTACCGGGGACCAATTTTGTTGTGGTTGCCCACGTTACTTGCACTAGTCGTCCGTTGCGTACACGCACATTGCTGGCACCACGGTGATATTCTTCCGGTGTTATCTCAATATATGTACCAAGTTCGTGTGCCATGCTGTAGAATAATGGGAGACCCTCGGCATTGTGGTATAATCTAAAGAATGGTGCTGGTGGCAATGGCGCATCTTGCAATAGTTTTTGTAAATCTTCAGGTGTCATGCTCGCCATTCTTTTACATTGTAATGAAATGCGCCGGTCTGTGCTACTGTTTGTATGCGCAGTCGTAAATCCTGATATTCCCAAACAAGCTCTTTGGCCCAGGCTTCTGTGGCAGTTCCTGCTGTGTGTCTTTTCATGTGTACAATCTTGGGATATGTACTGAATGGCATTGTCACGCGATCTCGGCCCATGATTTCAGCAGCCATGGCATACACTAAATCAGTTGACGGAATTTCATCTGGAAACTTCAACAGTTTTTTAAACTCTGTCCAGTTGGCAAATATCTGTGCCACCCACCCAAAAAACTCCTTGGCAGTTGCACTACGCCGCCAGTATGTGATGGCATTGTATACATCTGGTAAGTTGTTAACATCAAACACTCGGCGGTAATGTCTTGCTGTGCTCACGCGGTCTTGCCAATCTCTACAGCCTGTACTGATTACAATATCTCTATGCCTAAACTGTGCCCACCAATGGTCAATTGGGCTCACAATCAACATGTCTGCTTCTAGTTTGATGGTTTCACGAAATGGTGTCAGGGCAAATAGTTGTGCATCGTTGGCAAATGGATTTGCCTCAGGCACAATCTGTCTGTGATGATCATACAAGGGGTCAGTGTAAGGGCTGTCTGTGACCAAACAGATTTTTGCACTTGGATCCCAGTAGCGTATGGTCTTGGCTAGAGTTCTAGCACAGTCCAAGTAATCAACCGTGTCGCTGTTGACTGCAACAATTAAGTAACCTTGTTCATCCGTTGGCTGCAACTATCACCTCCAGGTGTTTCTTGCACATGGCATGGAAGTCCATGCCTTTCCAACTCATGGTTTTTAATCTACCTTCTGTGTTGGTGTATTCAATTTCATAATGATCCTGTTCGACACAAGTCAATTTGTGTTCAGGCATGATATTAAACATAGGTTTTGATATAGCATGCACTGATTGTTCAGCGCCTGCCACTAGGCCCAGGGCAATACTCAGGGCATAGTCATTGCGATAGTTGCTTTGGTGAATGCCGTACAAGTCTCGATAGTGTTGCCAGTTGTTGCGTATCATTTGCATTGAATCAAATATGTATTGGCTGATGTTGCCACGACGGAACATCATCACAGTGGCCCACCACATGGGCATATTATACGCACCAAATGTGTCAAGATTGGTCATGCTGCTGGGCTCAAAAGCATCCTTAAAGGCCGCAAATTGTTGCGGTATTTTCAGCACATCCAATAGTGAGTCACTGGCTATAACATAGTCAGCGTCCAACACTAGTGTCTGATCAAACGGAGATAACTCGTATGCATTGATGCGTCCAGCATTGTGCCAGGTTATTGTTTGTTTGTAATCTGCAAAATATCTTGCACCGCCAGTGTCTGGCGCAGTTACAATGATGTGCTCAAAACTGTGCTCAGCGGCTGCTTCAGGATTGTCTGTGATCACAGCCACAGGCAAGTTCAAATGGCGACGAATGTTCTTTGCCGACCATGCTGCCATGGCAATGTAATCTGTTGCCTCATTGTTGAATGCAAAGATTAACGCACCTTGTGTCAACGTCGTTGGTTTAGTTCGTCCCATTCCACTTTCCATGAGTTCATTTGTTCTTGCCAGCGTTCATGTGCTTGAGCAAACAAGTCTGTTATAACAATTTTAACAGGGGTTTCATACAAGTCTAGTATCACAACATCTTTGTCCTGTGCGCAGGCCAATAACACAGTCAGTAATTCTGGCCCAGCACGCCACATTCCACCAGCATGGGCAAACACCATCTTTGCTTGATATTTTTCTTTAAGCACTCGACGTGCGGCTGCATGATCAAATCGGGCTCGTGCATGAGCAACCAAGGCATCAGTATTCATACGTTATTGTACAGGGAAAGTGGGAAGAAGTAAAGGGGCTGTTGCCCCTTTTGGTTAAGCAGAGACCGAAGCAACCACTGTGGGAGTTCCCCAGGAAATAGTGGTAAGATTGGTTGATTCTGGTGGGAAATAAGTTACAATAGTGCAGGGTGCTGTACCCGGGGTTGCACCAGTTGGTGCTGTACCGCCGGTGATTGGGTCAGTACCACCCACAGGAGGTGTGTTGGTATCATTTGCACTCCAAGTTGTGGTGATTACTAATTGGGTTCCAGTTCCAGCTTTGGCAAGAGAAGTTTCGATATAATTAGTGGTGTAAGGTGCAGTGTCAGCAAACTGTTTGTACACAACGGTAGCCGCAGCAGCATCTACAAGAGCATCCCATCCGGTGGCAGTTGATAATGTAGTAGGGGTACCTGTACCTCCAATTTTTGTAGTGCCAGTGTAGGCCACAGCAGCTATAGTATGACTAGTGGCCAATCCAGAAACATATATTACACCACACAATGTGCCAGCCAAGTCATTCCATTCTGCATCACCTGTTGCACCTGTTGATGTTTTAGATGTTTGAATTTTGATTGTTCCGCCAGCGTTGAAAAAATAATTGGCGGCTGCGGCACTGGTCCAGGTCACTGTGTTGGTAAACACCATGGTCCAAGCTGCACCTCCCGAAGTGCCTCGTCCTGCGGTGTAAGAGTTTGTGCCAGACCAACCAGTAAATTGAGTACCTTGGGCGTAAGCATTATAACGATTGGTAAAGACACTGCCAATGTCAGTGTTCACAGCACTCAGCACAGCAATGGTTGTTCCTGCTGTGGGAGCAGATCTTGCAGTGAGAGTGGTGTTGGTATGTGTTCCAAGCGAAGCAAGAGTGTTGACCAAACTGGCCCATTGTGTGGCAGTAACCGTGTCGGTTGTAGCCACAGTGGCCAGTGCTGGTTGGCCATACGCAGTGTTCAAAGTTGCATTGACGTTGGCCGCCACTGTGGTACTTACAAAACCATTGTAATCTACCGCTTGAATTGTTCCACCGCTTGAATATGTCATTTCTGTTTCCTAATTATTTCACGCTTACTGTTGCTTCGATTGTGCCCAGGTCACTAGAATCTTTGTTTTCTAATGCACGACCAATCACATTAAACATGGTAGCTTCTCCAGATTGCGCTGCTCTAGCAACACCGTTGCCTGCTGAAACTAATCTATCACCTTTTTGCACTTGGCCAATTACTTTTACTGGCACACGTCCAGCTATGGCCACTGGGGGATGTGTATTGTCATCGCCTGCACCGCTGTTCATCATGTAAGCAGCCGACGTACTTATCACTCCAAATACTGCATCGCTTAGATCGTGTTTTGATTGGGTAATTTCGTGTGTACCACCTAGATCCACAACTGTGCCAGGTTCCAATACCTCATCGGCTGCGTAGCGTTCTGCCAAGTCAGCGTATAATGCTGTGGTTGCTGTGGCGAAGATTGTGTTGAATGCGGCACCACTTGCGCCAATATTGCCTGCACCAGTGGTACCAGTGTGTGTGATACTGTTGACACTTAGAACGCCAGTTGTACCAGTTGTAGTCATAGTAGCAGCACTGATTACCCCGGCTGTAATAATGTTACCACCAGTTACGTTACCACTTGCGCTGACTGTTGTTGAATTGACCCCAGCAACATAGGCTTGATTAAACCAGCCGCCAGTTACTGCACCGATGTTACCAACAATGTTGGATCCACCTTTTTCAATACCAGTAACATTGGCATTACCAGAAAAGTATGCTGAACTGGTAGTCAGTACCAGTACGTTGCTGGTGCCAGCAACGTTGAAGTTGATGTTGCCGTCTGTGGCACCAATGTTGCCTTCTGTTGTACCATTAACAAATTTAGTTACGCTAACACCCAAGCTCAAGCCTGTGAGTTGTGATCCGTTGCCCAAGAAATATGTACCAAACACGTTGGCTTGTGATGTGACGTTGCCTGTAGCTGAAATTAATCCTACTGTACGCAGGTTGCCACCTTGCACATTGGCTGTGGCACTTAATGTTGCACCTTGCACCAGGGCAGCAGTGATAATATTACCACCAGTTACGTTGGCTGTGGCAGATACCAATCCGCCTGTGAGCAAATTGCCACCTGTGGTATTACCTGTTACGTTTAGTGTGGTACCTATTGTGGCAGCATTGGCTATGGCAAATGTACCATTACTACCTAATGCTCTTGCAACGTTGTAAAGGGTGCCAGCAACGTTGGCTTGAATGATCAAGTTACCACCTGAGATTGCACTCAAGACATTGGCATCAGTGCTAGATGTGTTAACGTTGTACACGTTGCTAACACCCACAAACATACCTGTGTTATTTTGAACACGTAAGATACCTGTGGTAGAAGTATTGGTATCACTGCGCATGAATTGTGAACTATCCAGGCTGTCCAACAACTGTGAATTTGTAGCTGAGCCAGCAAACACTGCACCTGACACAGACAAGCTCAGTGTCAATCCTGGATAGATTGTGGGGAACGCTGCTTGCAATGATGCTTGTGGGGTGAAGCTGGCACCATCAAAAACTATGCCCACACGCACATTGTTCACATACAAGCTGGTGATGTATTTTGTGGCACCAACGTTGTTTAAAATTGTTTCGGGAATAGCACCACTTGTGCCTTGTGCGCTGGTATAACCAGGCCCCACAACCAGCCAAGCAGCGCCAGTATATACTTTTAATTGTTGATTTGAACTGTCAAACCACAAGTCACCTGCAACCACAGTTGTTGTGGGTGCGCTGGCCGATGAGGTTGATCCGGTGATGGTTTTAAACCCTGTGCCGCTATAGACTTTCATCAAATTGTTGGTTTTATCCCACCAAAGCTGCCCAGTCAATGGCGATGACGGTGCAACAGTATTTGATCCACTTTCCAGCAAGTGAACAAAGTTTTCGTCCAAAAACTCACCGTATCCAGCATAGTTTTTACCCACCAAAGTGACCAAGGGTACACTGGGTGTGCCGCTTGCAATTTGATTGATTGTGCCATCAGCAATGGTAGCAAAAACTGTGCCGTCTGTTAGATTGATTGTATATGCCATGTCAAAGGTTCCTAGTTGCTATATTTATACAGCATTTATGTTACTCAGCGTCTGTATGCGCAGGGTGTAATCAATTTGAATCTGTCGATTCAAACTCTTTTGTACTGGGTGAAAAATCACGTGAGTAATCAGGCGTAGATTGTCCACTGCGCCATTCCAAACTTTTAACCCTAGCTCATCAAATACATATTCACCATTGAAATTGGTTGAATTGTCAAAGGCTTGTTGTTCAGGTGGCTCGCCGTAGTCCAGCAAACAAGTCACAAGAATATCACTGTAAACATTGCCACTGGTGTGCAGTGGGGTCATTTTGTTGTTTTCAGGGTCAGTATCAGCTGCCGAATTATCATCAACTACTTTGGTATAAGTTTGATTGTACAAGTCAGCATTTTGTCCAATTGTGTTAGGGGGCAAGTACGTAATAACACCTGTGGGGTCTACCGAACTGCCGCCGTTGCCAAACGCCATGAGATAGATATATCCCAGATTGCGATTACTCAGTGTTTGCGCCATGGCCAAACTGATGTTTTCATAGTGAATTGCGTTCTTTTTGTCCACAAGAATTTCACCGGAGTTGGGATCATGTATCTTGACAAATCCTTCAATTTTGCACAGTCCAGGCTGAATAATCATGCTCGTCCCTCCACATAAGTTTTCTGGGTTTTTGGATCAAAAATTCGCATGTGCGCTTGCACACTGATTGATCCAGTTTCGTTGGGGCGGCGAGGTTGCGCTGCTGTTTTTTGAGTCTCTGTTGACTGTTTTGATGCTGAGTTTGCCATGGTCTTTTATTTATCCGTGTTATCTGTCACATAGAAACCTTGCGGCCACTGTTTCAGTTTCTTGCAGTGCCACACCATCGCTGGCTGTGTTGATGCCTGGTTGATACCAACTCAGTCCACGACGTTGCAGAATAGTAACTTCACTGCCGGCTGCTGGAGCCTGATACGTGCCATCAATAATAAACTCTATGGCCAATGGGCCAAAATCAGTCACAATATAACGATATTCAGAGTTGCCTGCGGTTTCACTGTAATTGTATTGACGTATTCCGCCCACATAAACTTCAATGCTTTCTACATAGGCTGTACTTGAATCACCAAATTCAGATATGTTAATATTTGGTGCATAGAATATTGCGGTGGTACCGTCGCCCATGCCGGTGTCTTTTACCACGTAGTTTTGATATGTGGTATTCAGTAGGTTTCCAATACCAATATCATAAACAGTTGCACCAACATTGTGACTTGCGGCAGCTGTTCCGGCTGTGCCACGTTGTAGTCCAGAAACAGTGTTGAGTGCAGTGTCTCGGTTGCGGTACATGATACGCTCACCATCAATGGTAATAATACCAAAGATACCTGCTGGTAAATCAGGTTGACTTAAATTGTTAGCGTCAACCACATAAATTACATCTGCTGTAGAACTGACTGCTTGTGCCAATGTAGTGGTAGTTGACGCAGTCATTCTGTAAGTGGCTTGTACTCCACGCATGTCCTGGAATATACGGAATGCCACTGCCTCAGGTACAATACTTTCTGTAAATTCTGTCACAGCCACGATTGATCCTGGGTTAATTGCGCCGCCGGCCAATATTAAATATTGCCCTTGTACAGTGTAGTCTGAACCTTCAAACAACCGATAACCATCTAAAGTAACCCACAGTCTGTTGGCATCAATACCTGTGCGTTGCAGATCAAAATCATTGATAGCAACAGCAGTGCCAATGGTGTAATCATACGCACCTGGAGCATAGTCTATGGACCCACTGTCATAGTTGGTACTGTCATATGGCTCATTAATAGTCAGTCCACTTTGCACTGGACCATTAAACACCAAAGTTAATATGTTTTGTTGTGTGGTGTCGTTCCAAGTTATGGCGCTGATACTATCCCCAATATTGACATTGGAAATAATTTGCAGCTGGTCACCAGTTATTGCATACCCGGCCTCAGTGGCAACTGATATCAAAATTATTGCACCAGCTGCTGGTGCTGTATTAAACACCACCTGACGTCCGGGAACATTGCTGCCATCCCAGTTTGTGACACTGTAATTTCCAATTATTGCGCCAACACTTTGTACCTGCAATACACTATCAACCCACACGGTGATGTCTGCCGGAGCATCAATAATATCTTGATCAAATCCAGTGCGTTGTGGCAGTCCAAAACTGACACTGCTGTCATCACCAATCCACTCAATCCCGGCATAGGGGCGCAATCTCAGTCCATTTTGCATTACAATTATATTAGCAGGGTTGGTACCTTGCAAACTAGCAGTCAGTGTAAATGTTTTTGTACCGTAAGTGTTGTTGTCTACAACAAAGTTTTCTACAATTGGCGTACTCCAGCTGGTAAAATCAGTTGGTGTGAACTTGGCAGTTAGTTCACCAATCCAGGTGGCGCTGTCAGTTAGCAATGCTACAGGAATTCCAGAACCCAAGGTCTCTTCAATGGTAAAATTAGCACCGTTAATAACACTCAGTACGTAGTACGTGATACCAGTCTCAATTCCGCCCACTGAGCTGCCTGAGAACGACACTGCTTGTCCCACACTAAACGAGCTACTACCTTGGATGGTAATTGCATTTGTGCCAGTTGTGGTGTTGGTTACTGCTAGTGATAGACCAATACCCAAAGCGGTTAAACTAACTCCATCACCTACGTTAACAGTTTGTGCAAATGTTACTTTGGTATTCAGTGTGGGGACGTATGGTAACCAATATGTAGTATTGTTTAAAAATATTCCAGGAATCACTGCCTGTATGGCACGATAATATGTTCCAGTAGGCGAACCAGTCATTGACCCTGAGGCATTTGTTAGTGCAAATACAGTGTCTGATCCAGCAACATCAGTGATAAAGAATTGTGTAGAATTAGCAATACTAAACACATAATAAGTGGTGCCGGCTACAATACCACCAAACACAGTTCCAGAGAACACAATAGGCTGCCCAATTACCAACGCACTGGTGTTATCACAGCTGATAGTGCTATAGACTGCACTAGTAGCGGTACAAGTAATTGCATAGTTATTGTACACAATATCCATGACTGCATACGAGTTGTTTAAATTCCAAGCAATGGATTCAGAGTATGGGCGATATGTAGGCTGTGCTTGGTATTCACCGTTTTGAAACACCGGAATTTCAATGATTTCTTTGTAGTTGACCGGTATGATTACTGAATTATCACCACTGTCAACAATGTCTTGGCCAACATAGTTTTCACGATACAGTTGACTGCCGCCACCAAGTTCGTACACTGTGATATTGATAATTTGTTGATCGGTTATACCATTTACAATTTCAACCTGTTGTGTGCTCCAATTTATAAAATAATTAACGTTAATTACCAACTCTGTACCAGAACTGAGGTTGGCCACTAAAACTTGTACAGGACGGTTGACCACGCCGGCCCAACTGTATAGTTGAGTAATAGCAGGTTCATAAGTGTAGTTGATTGATGAGATTTGGAATCCATGTCCGTTGTTGGACCAATCAGCTCCGGGTCTTGTGTAAACACGCATGTCCAGTGTGTCATATTCGCTGCCGTTTACTAGTTCTTCAGGAGCATGACCTTCGTATGGTCCAATAAATTCACCGCCGTCAACGTTGATATCTGAAAATCGTTGTCCAAGATAAATGTCCGCAAACTCACTTTGATAATTGGCATCTAGAGTTATATTGCCAGCAAAGTAATCGCCCCAAACTTGTACCCCAGGATAATCAACGCCGTCCACCAACAGTGGTAGTTCAAGTCCTGGCTCATTGATACCTGGCACATACAAGCCCATAGTACGGTCAACACCAGTTAAACCAGTGGGATACGTAGCCCCAGGATAGGTATATGTGGCAGCATCAACTGGCACCCAATTTTCAATATCAAAAGTAGGACCAACCACTGCGCTGCTGCCATCAGCATTGAGGGCCGACCACACCCGATCATCATAACGTACTAGGGTACCATTTTCGTATGTACCGTTACTACTCCAAGTTTGAACTGACGTCTGATATTGGTACCGGTCATAGCGAATCACTGTGCGGAATTGACGAATAACATCATTGGTCATTCTAGGATAAGCCACAGCGCCCGATCCTGCCCCGCCACCTCCTTCAATAGTGACTGTGGGAGTAGCAGTGTATCCACGACCTGCGTATGTGACATTTATGGCCACAACTGCCCCCAAACTGTTCAATACCGACACTGCCTGTGCGGGTTCAATGGCTGTACCGGTAAACACTACCAAGGGAGGTTCTGTATAGCCAGACCCACCGGCCACCAAAGCCACACTATCCAGACTCAATGTGTAATTCTCAAACCACTGGCTGTACGGCCAACTGGTCCATACTGTGCTGTCGCTAGGCAAATCACTTTGATTGTTGGTACTTGATCCCACTGCTGTGCTATGATTATAAGGCAACAATACAGGACTGGTGTAGCCGGGAATGGCAAGATCAGTGTTATAGTATGCTGGCAAATCAAAGTCAGTCATATCACCAAACCACTCGTTGAAACCATTGTATATCAAATTAAATGCCTTGACTTGCACATGATATGGTTTGACTTCTTGAATGTAGTCCAGCACAAACTCTTGGTTGTCTCGGCTGTAGTTCTGGAATGGCAACAAACTGCGAATTCTATGCTCAACATCAATCAAACTAGTTTTAATAATCCAGCCTGGTGCAGAGAACTCGCTGAGCACAAAGTTAAACATCAATGTGAGTTGACGGTTACGTTCAATTTGCAATTCATCAATAAAAATTTCTGCGTTTATTGCTTGAATGATTCGTCGAGTTTCAATCACGGGCTCTTGGTCAAAATATTGTGCATCAAACACTTCAACATCAAATCCAAAACGTCCCAGGGCGTAATCCCACAACTCAGCAGAAAATTCAATAGTACCATCTTCCAGTCCCACACGATCCCAGCCAGTAAGTGTACGAATATAAATTTCGTATTTGCCTTGCGCATTGGCTGTGACCTTGACACTGCTGCCTATTGGTACATCAATAAATCCCAACCCAGCATAGTTTACAACTTCGGCCACAATCTGTGCGCTGGTGTTGTATCCAGGCAGGTACCAGTTGATATAACTCCAGTATTGACGAGTGTCGTAGTTTTGTACTTTGTTCAATGTTAGTGATCTAATAACACCAGCTGACGTTGATGTGGTGCCTACTGAGTAAATGGTCCAAAGGCCACGATTACGACTGTCTGAATCTACCAAATATTTGTATCCAACTGGTACTGCATACAAGTCCTGAAATCCTAAAATTTCCAAGTTGGCCACACGTTTGTCCCATTCACCAGATGTTGCACTGGGCTCAGGTTCTCTGCTGTTGAGCAGCACAAAAGTGCGATTTTCAGCTATGGGGTAACGAGCCATTACTGTGTTGGCTCGAACAAGATAGTTTTTTAATGCTGCAAATCTGTCCACAAACATACTCTGGCGAGGACGGAATTGCACGCCATATCGTTCTGCTGGGCTGAGATTGATGTCGGGTACTAAGTTACCTGCTGTGTCAACACCACAAAAACTGTCTTGTAATTTACGATATAAATTGTTGCTGATCCACCCATCTGCTTTGTCTTGTGGAACCAACTCATATTCAACGTGAACATTGTCGTTTGTGAGTTCACGATCAAACTCAATGCTGATAATAGTATCTTCGGCTATGATATAATCTAATGCATTGTACAAGGCAATGGTGCTGGCATTGATTGGTGCAATATAAGCAATACCGCTGGCACGTGGGTCTGCGATGTAATTGGCCACTGTGCTGACTGGCAGTGTTTTGCCTTTTTGTGTAGCAGTTGTAGTAATACCGCGCACCCAGAAATAGTATTGTGTTTCAAATATTCCAGTCTGTGTGAGCACAGTATTGATTACGTAACTTAATGTATCTCTAGGAATACCTTCGCCAATATAAGTTGCAGGGGGAGTAGTACTCACAATCCATTGATACACATCCACTGTACTGCCCGGGAACAACTGTCCCCAACGTCGGCTGGCATACACAATGTCATCTTGATTGGGATCAATAAATCTCACCGTACTAGTATCCCACCAAGTTTCTCCCACTCGGCTAGCACCCCATGTTGTTCCTAGGATGTTGGTTGGACCAACGTTGTAGTTGGCAGGGTCTACTGCACCAATATAGTCTAAGTTTTGTCGAGCAGCACCAAGGATCTTTCCTTGCAGTGGATCAAAGAAATCAAAGTATGTGGCAGTGGCCGAAGTAATTCTATCATATGCATAAACAGAATTTAACAATCTAACATCTACTACTGGTTGTTCAACAGTGAGCACAGTCCAAGCCGGAACACGATTGGGATTCTCACTCACAAACACACGGCCATAGTTGGCGCTCATTGTACTATCGTCTAATTCGTTGCCTGGTGCGCCAGACAACAACACGCCACTGGCGTAACTTACAGAGGTACCGTATTGGTCATATGGTGAAATATCAGTGTTGACAATTTGTTGACCAAACACAAACTTGTCAGGATTGCTGAGTGTGCTGGTAGAACTTGGCAGCAGGTCATATGTGTACACTGTGCCACTCTGGAACAATAAATCAAAGAACTCTGTAGCACCAGCGTCCCACAAAGCTGTGTAGTTATCAAAATCTGTGGGAATGTACATTGTGCCATTTGGTGCACCAACCACAAGATTCACTGCTGAATCATCAATGCTGAGGCTGGCGCCAAATTGTGCATAAGTCTGTGGATAAGGGCTGAGAATAGTTTGTGTGTATACAAAAGTATCAAAGCCAATGTCATCAAAAGTTGTGCCAACTGAGCCGGGGGCAACTTGCAGTTTGTTGCCTACTGCTGCGGCTGCTGAATTTTTAACTGCCAAGGTCAAATAACCTGTGGCACTCACTATAGCGTCTACATTGGGTACTGCGGCATTAATGGCTGCAGCCAGTCCAGCAAGATTTTGATTGGGCGAATTGGGCACTGCAACATCAATGTCATTGATGCGAATTGTGTCTCCATTGTCAAGTGTGTTTATGAACTGGTATTGTATTCTCCCATTCACAGTGCCAGTGTTTTGATACATGCCTGGCGTAAAACTTGGACTGTAATCAGCCAGTGGATTTTGTGTGCCTTGGTAAGTGTACAAACTTGTTATAATACCATAAGCTCTGCTTTGGTTGATGTTGCGCTCTACGATACCACCATGAAACTGTTGTACACTGCTGTTGGGTGCGCCAACATATAAACTACAATTATAACTGCAGAGATCAACAGCTTGTCCAAAGTGAGCAGCGTCTTCTGCTGTGCTTTGTGCAACTTGTTGTACTTGTGCAAATTGATTAGTTTCAATTTCAACAATGTCACCAACTTGTAGATCAGCATTGATTGTGACAGTGTTACCTGATACGGTGAACGTATTGGCAGCACCAAGTACGGTGCATTCTTCGTTGATCAAGAATGTGCCGTTGACCAACACACTAACTGGTTCAGTAACACTGCCCAGCACAGTGAAACTCACACTGCTAGGATCAGTTCCGTAGATGAACTTTTGTACATTGCGATCAAACACGTACACAGATCCTGCACCAATTTTGCTGTCTTGTGTGCTGTATGGTGTGCCAATCAGCACTTGACGTCCATCAGTGCTGGTACTAACCGAATAGCCAAACTGATCTGTGGCGCCTAGCCCTGCCGCAGTGATGGTGTTTACATATTCAAAATAGCCCTCAGCACGTATAAGAATACTTGTGCCACGTGCAGGACTGTTGACAAATGTAAGATTTTGCGTTATGTTGCTGAATGTATAATCAATATTGGGACGTTGTAGCACATCATTGACCAACACTGAGAAACTGTAGATGCTTGTGGCAGTAAAGAAATATTCATTTAAACTGAATACATTGGTCAACACTGTGGGTGCATAGTATGTTGAGAACCCTGTGATGCCCCCAGTTCCGTTGATGCTGGTAATGGTCAACACAATGCTGCCATTGATTGCTGCGCCACCAAACTTGACGTAGCCAATTGTGACTGTGTTGCCCACTGCATATCCTGAACCTGGGGTGCTGACTGCCACCAAGCCCACAGTGGCTGCTGGCGCATTGCCTTGGCCAACTTCATCGCGTTGGCGTATAATAGTGAATTCAGCGTTGATGCCACTGCTACTGGTACTGGTCTGTGTAACATTGTAATAGACACCATAGTCCATGAGCTTGCGGCTAGTGCGTTTGATTTGAATTGCAACACCTTCTACTGGCGCTGTGGCAAATGTCAATTCAGTAAACGAGCCGTTGACTGTGTAGTCAATATTCAATGTTTGATCAGCACCGCCTACTAGCACTTCTAACTGCGTGGCTTCGTCAATTTGTATAATATCAGCAATACCGTAAACTTTGGTGGTGCCGTCACCATACAAGTTAATCACTTGATTTTCCCAGTCTACACGGCCATACGCATATACCTTGTTCACAGCAGGTGCGCCAATGTACATCCAGCGCTCGTCCAGGCTCATGGCCACAGAATAGCCAAACTTGCCTTGATCAACACTGACGCTGTCTGGTGTGGTCAACAACTGCCATTGTCCGTAAGGAACAGTGTCGGGTGTGCTGAGGTCGGGTGCCAAATAAATCACACAGGCGTACCCATTGTCAGCTTGTGCCAACGATCCCAAACTGTTGGGAGCGCCTGCAACTGCCCAGGCTCGGTTACCAAAGTCTACACTTGATCCGTAACCTCTAGTGGCAGGTTTTCCATTCTCTGCGCCACCACTGGCATCAAGAACATCCAGGGTCAACACAGCATCACCAGCCACAAGTGGGCTGATTGGGATGTACTGGTCAGATGTTGAACTCTTGACATACACATATACCCCACCTTTTCTGGGTAGTGAGCTCAGTGAATATGGAGTCCAGTATGCTGTATTAAAAATATTCACGCCTTGTGACACAGGTTGTGATGCTTGGAAAAACTCTGTTTGATAAGGGTCTACAATATAAACAATGTCATTGACAGCATAATCGTCGGCTACATTCCACAATGTGGCGCCTGCGGGGAATCTAAAACGTGGGCTGCCAACCAGGGCAGCAAACTTGTCTCTTGCTTGGGCGACACTGCTTCCGTATTGTTGATCAACGTCAGTTAGCACAGGTGCCAACTCAGTTAACTGTGTGAACACTTCTTCTTTTTGTATGGTTTCCCACAAACCGTCACCATTATCATCAACCCAAACTTTGGCTCCAGGTTGCAAGGTATTGGCATACGTTAAATTTAATACGTCACTGGCCTGTGCCACACGTTGTGTGGCCAGGGTAAATCCAATACCAGTGCCATCAACTACTGTTCTGCTGCCAGTGAAACTAAAAGCAATTAATATTGTGTCTAAACTTACTATGCTGAGAACATCATACACACCATTGACTTCGGCATCAAAGAATTTGATAATCAGTTTGTCATTAACACTCAATCCATGTTGTTGGCTGAATATCACCCGACTGGTGCCATCTAGGTTGTCACAAACGTGTGCAATGATGCCCGGCACGGCTGCTGCTCGATAAATGTTCCAATCATATGCATTGGTTTTTGCCACCCAAATTGTAGTTCCCACATTGATATCATCAATGTTTGCTGCCAAACTGTCAGGATTGTTGATATCAAACACAGTGATATCAACATCATTGATATTGACATAGCCTGCTGTGGGCAAGGCAATATCTGTGGGCAATGTTGTAGTTGTAGGCAATATGTCAGGTGACGTCAGACGATAACTCTGACGCCACACATTGTTTAATAGTATGGGTTGATCAGCTTTGCTAGTTTCTCCAGAATTGATCACTTGTACCAGGCAAGGATTACTGTTGAGCAGGGCACGATTCAATCGCAGTTGGAAGAAACTACGGTTAGCGTTGGCTCCATACACTGCACGTTGTACTGCCCAATTTTCATATATGTTGTAGTCACCAGACTCTTTACCAAGGTTGGCTTGACCAAACAACTCAGCACTAAGTATGGTTCCTTTGCTGCCCAAAAATTGACGATATACGTTGAGCTGACTGACATCATCAAGATTAAGTGATGCCATGTACTGACGTGGGCGGAATCCAATTAGCCCATAGCTCAATAAATCATTATCAGATTCAAGATTGGCTCGATTGATATTATAACTGTCAGACAACTGATCTGCTTTGTTGGCCAAGTTTGGCAGCAAGCCAAGTTCAATTCTAGTATAATCACTCTGATACCAGTCGTTGGCATTGAATAATGCACTGGGTTGCACAATGATCGCAGCTGACCAATAACCGCCTTTATAACTTACAATTTCACCTTTGGCGTATGTGGTATAAGAATTCCAGGGTTTGATATTGTCTTGATTTAAAATAAATCCTTGGGCATCTACACTGCCATTCCACTCAGTGCTGGTATATGCAATCAAGTTCAACCGACTTTGTCTTGCACCAGTTGTGGGCTGATAAATCAAGTCACCAAAAGAACTTGTGTTGTTCAACACAATCATGTGTTCGTAGCTGGTGTACTTGAGGTCAATACTGCTGAGTGTTTGATCCGTTGCTGGTTCCACAGTGAATGTGTTATCCAGTCTAGTAATAATTAAATTACGTGTGGGCAGTTCACGGTTGTTCTGGTCCAACAACACATTTTGATTGGTTTGTGCAGCAATACTGTCGACCACTGCTTGTTCTTTTGTCACGGTGAGTTTGAACGCCAATGGATTCAAATTGATCAGGGCGTTTTCATCCCAACCTTGTTGACTCCAGTACAGGAACTCGTTGACCATTTGCTGCCAGCTCAAGATGTAGCCATTGGTGGCATCTTCAAAAATTAAGCCCTGTCGTTGTAAATATTCACCGTAGCCTAACAAGAACGCACTCACTGCGGTTTCGTTGGCAAGCACATATCCGTAAGGAATCTGTACCATTTGGTTGGTGTAGAATGTGGGGACTCGTACAGTGACCCCACCTGATGTGAACGTTTGCAGCTGGCCAGTGTACTGACTACCAATTGTATTAAAAAACGGTTGCGTTTTACTGTACCCAAACACAGCATATCCGCCAGCAGTTTTTTGTATCACCACTGCCGAGTAACTAGCACGATCAAACGGTTGATTCTTGTACAACACAAGATCATAACTTTCGTCAGGAATTAAAAATGTTGTATTAATTGAGTTGGGACTAGACTTCTCGGTGTAAATTTTAATGTACTGTTTGTCTGAAAAACTGGCCATGCGATAGCAAAGTCTCACATCAAGGAATCCAAGATCGGCTGTGAGTTCTTCGGTGCTGTCCAGCCCGCTTTGACGATTAAAGTCCACAATCCAGTCAATGTAACTGGCTTTGCTTGTACCATTACCATACACTTGAATGTCATTGGCATTGAGTCTGTAACGACCGTTGTACACATACTGGTTCAAATCAAGATCAAATTTATACAAATCTCGATCAGCAAACAGTGCAAAGAACTTGCCGGGGCGTGTCAACGCCAGCAAACGCATCACAGCAAATGGATATGCACTTGAGTTCCACCATGACGCTTCTGTGGGACTACCGTCACCCAGTGCCCAGCTCTTGCGGAAAGTTTGTGCGTTGTATGTGCCTACTACTGAATCAAATGGACTTAACAATTCGCCTTCAGTGCCTGTAGGAATTACTGTTGTCAGTCCTGGTCTTGCAAATTTTGGCAAATAGTAAGCGCCTAGTGGGTCTGCCACTTTACCTGCTTCAAGGTCATCCCACAACACCAAGTTGTCCTGTGTGTACGGGGCCGGGCCATAAATTTCTTGCCACCAGGTGGGCTCAATACTGAATCCCAACATTTCCCAAGGAGTTAATTCTGGTTGTTGTGTATCATAATAATAGCGATAAATGCCGCGCCAGGCGCCCGGAAGTGAATCATTGTTTAGTTTGCTCTGACTACCACTGTAGTTCCAGGTGAATTCGTTGTTGGCTTGATAATCTTGTGTGCGATAATCTAACTTGTTCCAGGCCACATAGCTCAAGAAGTCTTGACTTAAAATACTATTGATATCAGCAAGACTGTAGCCAGTGGTTCTAAATTGTCCAGGCAATACATCGTATATTGTGAGTGGTACAGGATTGTCATCTAGTTTCAAATTGTTGTAGATGCGTTTTTCAAATTCCAACAACACTTCATCTCGCACATCTAAGAATGCTCGGGTAATACTGCCATCATGTCCCAATATGCATAAAGCCGTGCCAGTGCTGGTTTTTTGTTCAATATACTGTGGACGGTACGCAGGATACAATCCCAATTTGGTGGGAGTATTGGGCACAAAGTTGCCATAAGTGGCAGCATATTCTTGAATCTTGATCACATCACCAACATTCAGTGTTGTAGTGATTGTTATACGTGGACCGTCAGTGGCCACGACATATTCATATCCGCGAATTAAAATGTTGTTATTTAGATACACATCCATGCCAAGGTAGTTGGCTGAAGTATAGTTGTACACTTGTTGTGTGGGGAATGATGTGCCACTGATGTATGACACTGTGTATGAATTAGAGATGTAGGTGCTGCCCGACGGCAACATGTCACTCCAATAGAATGGTTGTGTTTCAACTCGACCCAAAGTGATATCAGCAATGGCTGCATCAAGTATTTCTCCGGCTGTTTGATACTGCAAAGTCTGTTGTGTCACAGCATTGAGCATTTGCCCTTTGAATTTCAAATATTCTTGGCTGTTGTATTGCAAGCTGGCAAATATGTTAAATGTTTCACTGCGCAGAAAGTATCCAGCCAGGGTCAACGGAGCACTCTGTTGCAAAATAATTAATCCGTACGGCACAATGTTGCCAAGATCTCTACTGTTATTTGATCCATTAACTGGGCCAGTTAAGTCGCTGAGATTCTCACAGATGCTTTCGTAGTGCGTACGAATTGTGCCCAACGTAAATCTTTCACTGTTGCCGTTTAAAGGGTTTGATTCCAAATTAATAGGAACCTGATAAAACCCTTGCTTACTGGTTTGATCACTCAATACTAAAACTTCAATAACGTCTGTAGGCAGGTATACATTGTTTAATGTTATTGTGGTGGTATCAGCTGTGGTGGTATAACTGTAAGTTTCTGGGCGTTGAAATACTGACCCTACATAAATTTTAACAGCTGGAACCACGGTATCGGTGCTGGCAGCAATATCTAACTTGAGAGTTGCGCCAGTGTATGTAAATTTAAACTGTTGATAAATTTGACTGGTAGTAACAGCATCTTGCCAACCAATCAACTTTTGATATGTGACTCGATCTGCATATTCTCTTGCAGCGCCTGAACTGATGTCGGATGTGATTGAAACATTGTCTTCTACGTATAAGAACGTGTCAACGTACAGGTTGTTTTCAAACACAATGTCGCCAACGTTGTTGATGTTGAGATACTGCAATGGAAATTGCAATATTGGATCTAATACACCAGTATCGCTCACTGCGTAGCTGAACAGCTTGGTTCCAATAAAAGTACTGCTGGGGTATTTGACTCGATCGCTAAAACTTATGCTTTGTAAATCATAAGCATTAAACAACGGTGCTTGTTGCACTTGTGTTTTTAATTGTGCTTCAGTCCATACCTCGCCGTCATACCAAAAAGTCAATCCTTTTAAATCATTGCCTTCAAGGCACACAACTGATTGATCGTATAGTACAATGCCATCTGCGGCCAACACCAAGTTGATAATAGGCTCATCAAAATATGCAGTGCCTGTGCCGGTCCCAGAATTAGCTGCAATAAACGTGTCGCCCACAGCATAGGTAATGCCAGTTGTGCCTGCAGCAGCGTTCCAGTCAGTTGTGCCTAGTGTGTTGATTCTGTATGTTGCTTTGAGTGCAAAACTTCCAGCAGTGGTCAACGGCAGTGAATCAGGTTCAATGAACTGTACAATGTAAATTTTGTTACGAACGTTGACGTCAACATCAGCAGCAAAAACAATTCTAGTACCATCTACAATGGCATATCCATCAACAGTGTAACTGGTTGATCCCTGAATATTACTAAATGCATCAGTTTGCACAAAGTCAATAATGTCAACCGGTTGTTTACCTTGGGTGCCCATGTTGAACAATCGAATACCTGGTCGGAATTCAATAATAGGACGCTTGGCTCTGTAGTTGTTGTCCAAACTGGCCACGGTATTGTTGTACTTGGCTGTGGATTGAATAACGTCAACATGGAACCAACGATTACTGCGAGTCCATGCGTTTAAATCTTTGCTGGCTCTGCTGATTGTGAGGTAGTCCAGTTGATCGGGCTCTGCAGCAATGGTGCTGTCATTTGAATCAACAACATAAGTTTCAGGAGTAACAAAGTCAGTAACTGGCAGCAACTCAATGGCTGTGCCTACCCCTGACACATAGTATTCTTTGTTGCTGGTGGCCAATGCAGTCATGGTACCTGTGGCAGTGCTTAACTGAACTGCTGGGCCATCAGCCACAGTTGATATTGAGAATTGTATGCGGTTTGCTGATATACTTTTGATGTAATACACTCGGCCGGTCACAATACCGCCCAAGGTTCCGCTGGGGAACACAATTTGTTCACCTTCGTACAATCCTTCTGTAGAAGAAGTAGTGATATAGTTGCTGCCGGCTAATGTAGCTGTACAAATGAAATCAGTTATGCCCGAACCGTAACTGGCTGGCGTTATCTCACCAACGAATCTAATTTTTAACCCGTTAGTGAGTGTTATGCCATTGGGCGATGTATAATTTTTCTTACCTAATATATCTGCAATGTCTAAATTATTAACATCAGCTTGTTCAATCAGTCGAATGCGCCCATATATATTTGGATTAGTACCATCCTGGTAATACAGCGTGTCAAGGTTGGCAGTGAGTTCAGGAATCTGTGTCCAAGTGCCAATAGAATCTTTATACCAACTTGTATTGCTCCAAGTTAACCCATACAATATAGTAAATTTTTGGTTAATACTAACATCTTGTATTTTTGCCAATTGAATGTATTCTACGCCGCTGCGGTTGACAAAATTAATTTGCCAAATTTGATAACGATCTGCTGGCGGCACTGGATCTGTTTGATCATACAACAGGGTATCATAACTGCCCGGCAATCCATAATTTGCTGGTACTTGCGCCAATGGATCAAAGAATGATGTGTACAGCCAACCCCCAGCATCAGCATCAGTTTCAAGATTTGTAAAAATCAATGTGCGACCTTGCAGATAGGTAGTACCATCAATACCACCGTAGGTGTCCAGAAATTCTTGTACTGGTTGATTATTGATTTGATCAAATCTCAATTCAGTCAATAAATCAACCGGCCCAACATCTGTTAAATTGAAGTAAAATTGTTGCGCAGTTTTTTGTGGCACCTCAAACGTGATGACGCCAAGATCTTCACCGTTGTTTGACACTCCATAGACATTTCTAGTAGTAAGATTTGGTGTTGTAGGGTTAGTGCCATCCACTCCAGGGAAAGACTGAATCCAAAACTGATTTCCAGTTCCAGCAGTGCCATCAATCACGTTGAATGTACCACGGAGATTTGTTTGGTTCTCACTGACATAGTACAGCGTGTCGGGTGCATCTTGCGGCACAACAAAAGTCACAAGTCCAAATGTACTGCCATTGCGTGTGACACCTGAATCATATACATTTTCAGTGCCCAGCACTTGTGCGGTTTTAATCCAAAAAGGAAAAATACCATTTAAGTTTAGATCAAACACATAGGTATTGCCACGAACCAAGGTCAGTGTGGGATTGGGCTGTTGATTGATTACGTAATAACTGAGTCCTTTATTTCCAACTCTAAAATTAACTGTTTCTTTTGCATTCTGTGCCACTTGGAATGTGTAGCTGCCGCCACGGACCAGGTCAATGGTGGGGTTGTTGCCATTTTGTCCTGAAAAAGTATAAACGCTGTTGGCACGGGTGACCACAAAGTTTTCTGTGGTAGGGACACCTTCAGACTTGACATCCACAGTGGCAGGACCACTTGGCAACCAATAGTATTGACTGAAGTTAATAAATGTATCATAGTTTACAAACGGATCCCAAGTGTAGTAATCACTGCTGTACAACTGATCTGGACGAGTGCTGTCGCCGCCTTGGAATCCCACAGCATCGTTCATGCCTGGGTAAGTTATGACATTTTTAATGGTGTCAGTATCTGGCACCAAGCTAATCACACCTGGTTCAAGTTGATAATCTCGTCTGGCAGTTGTGGGCTCAGTTACATAAGTGTCGTTGGGGTTGACACCGGGACCCACAGTACGGCCAATAAAACCTTGTGTCTTTTTAAACTTGGGTTCTTGGGTCAGGGTATCTAGTGTGGCAGATAAGAACTGTTTGTTGACTGGTGTTTGAAATATCTGTGGAAGAAAATCAACTGATCTTGTACGTGCCATTAAATTACCCCGCTGCCTGGTGCAGTACGCAAGTTGGTACTGGTCAATGCTTCAATTACATCAATATTGTTGATGGTTGCGCCGTTTGCAAAAATTTCATTGGGCTGGCTACGAATTTCGTACAAGTCACCAAAGTACTTTTGTTGATCCAATGGCACCAACACCACTGAACTAATAATTGTTCCCAGCTGGCGGTGCAGGTATGCTGCCAGCTCTGAGAAGTAGAATGTGTCGCCAAAGTTCCATTTGTCTATGCTGAAATACGCATTCATTTCTGCCAATACTGAACTTTTAATTTCACTTGTGCTGGCTGTTGAATTTTGCGCACGAATAACTTTGATTGTTGCTCGCAACTCTTGTGCTGCTTTGGAACCAAACAATGGTTTGAATACAACTGAGTTAACAATCACGTTGTCACTCAACATCTTGTAGTCTTGCAGTCCTTGATACTCAGTGCTGAGTTCATCAATGGTGGGCACAGCAGGTTCGGTCACAGTGCCTGTGGTGTCACGCAACCAGTTTTGATATGCAGTGTAATATGACTGTGTCACAACATACAAGTCAATGATGTTTGTAGATCCTGGATCAATTCTGTTTGTGAGTGGTGAATTATGACGATATTGAAAATACAGAGATTGCCGACCAGTACGTGCGATCCAACCTGTTACAGAGATAATGGTTCTAGCTCCAGTTACATCAATGCTGAGTTGATAAAATGCATCTTCACTGTAGGCATAGAACACTTGTCCCGGAGTCCAAGCAGTTTTGTTCAATTCAATTTCATCATAGGTGGCATAGTCATAGTTCACTACACCTTGTTCTGCCAACAAATAACGTTGCAAGTTGTCAAAATCCACAGTTTGCTGCAAGAACACCAAGGGTCCTGGATTGGTATCAGTGCCCACAATTTCGTCAAAGAAGTCTGGATTATCTGGTACACCATCGTTGTCTGAATCTCTGTAGCCCACAAGGACTTGGAAGTCGTCAACATAGCCGTCACTTTCCACAGGTTGACCAATAATAGTAGTGTAGATGTCACCAGGCAAAGGCTCTGTTGAATTGGGCTGTGTATTAACTGCCAACACATTAATAAAGTCTTTGATAATTGTACCTGTGCGACTATCATACACCAGTTGATCTTCATAGAAGAAAAATCGTGTTTGCAGTACTGATCCAAAGTAGTAGCTTAATCCACGGGAGGTGATGGTGTAGTTTGAGTTTACAACTGTGAATGCCACCAACCAGGATGCATCAAGATTGGCACCTGTTGTATTGCCAGCATACTGCTGACTCCAAGGCGTGATGCTTTCTTGTGTGCCAAAGTTCAAATTGGTACTGGTAATCAAATACCAAGTGTAAGGAGATCCAGTTACAGATCCGTCATTGTCGTATCCCAGTCCAAATTGACGATTTAACAAAATTTGCTGTGTCATTTGCTGTTCTATTGAATTGGGCAAATCTGATATAAACAATGGAATAATGGTGTCAATGATGGCACCAGTTGGCACAAAGTTGTTGATAGTGACCGGTCCGGTGCCGCTGGTAAAATTGCCTAAGCCACCATTATACCCATCTCCCACAATGACTTGTGCGCTGGCCCAAATTTCCATGGTTTCATCTGCTCGCATGGGCGTACCTTGTACCAGGCGATTGTTGCGATCAAAGTAGTAGCCTGTGGGCGGAATGAATTTCATCAGCGCACCTGGCACAACATATTTGAACACACTAGTTGTTGAATCGCCCACAGGTATAGGCGTGCCGTTGGGCCATGTTGCACTGGTAGTGGTATTTCTAAAATAGCCAGTGGTCTCATTGGCCAATGTTGTGCTTTGATTCCAGGTGTAACCAGCTGTGGCACCAGTGTTTACAGTCTCTCTTGGAAAGTTAGCATAGTAGAATTGTTTTACGGTTGCGCCAGTTAGATCTGGTTGCACTTGATTAGTAATGACATTGGCAATGTCATTACGATTGGTCCAAGAAAACAGTATTGTGGGGTACACATTGTTTTCCCACAGCGCACCATCACTTGAGAATGTGTTGGTTGAGCTATATTTGCCAGTGTTGTCCACAAGGTCAAGATAACGACTGGTACCAATACTCGCACGGTTCAATGCTTTTGATTTGATAATTGAATTGTAAGCAGTGTATGGAAACAGGTTGTAGTCTTCACCGTTGACCATGCGGTTCTGTGTGTAGTAACGTGCAGGGGCACGTTGTTTGATTTCAGCAATGGGTTCACGCGATTGACTGTTTGACACTGGGCGTGTGATACCACACGTAAATGTAATAGTTTGCAAGTTACCATTGCGGTCAATGTAACTAATGGGCAACACTACATTTTGCATTTCTTCTGGATTGATAATGTATTGCAGACCATTGCTGGCGCGAACATACGCACGAAATATACCCACTGGAATCTGTGAAAATACACCATCACCAAATATCATGGTAATTTGATCATTTGCCCTAGAAGTTACTGAATATACCGGCAACAAGGTAGTACTGCGTTCCGCTGCGGCCTGATAGATGTTTTCAACATAGTTCCACTCTTGGTTGATGTTGCCAAGATTGTCTAATTGGAACAACCAACGGTCTTCGTTGTTGACACCTTCAATGTTGATGTCTACTGTGCGATTGGCAATGCGTTCGCTCAAGTTAAAGTCTTGGTTTTGCAACACGCCTTGTTTGAACAAGAAAAAATACCCTGTGTTGGCTGATTGGTAGCCCAGTTGGTCATTTCTAAACAACACATTGAAACTGGTATTAGGCTGTGGGCTAGGCTCATACACATAGTCCCGCCCCACACTGGTTGATGTCATGGCTTCAAACGGCATGTTGATGCCATCCACTGTGGCTGAATAAGGAATTACTGGCAAGAATCCTGGCACTAGATTGATAGCATACTCATCTGTACGAACACCTAATATGGTCTGTCGGTTGCCAGGGCGTCCTACTTTCTGACTGTCAATTAGGCTGGCATTGATAATGGCATTGAATTGTTCCTGCCAGTCATTGTTGGTGGGGTCAGCCCAGTTCACTGTGACATTGGCCAAGTTTACGCCGTTGTAGTCCACAACATTTTCAGTTGTTGTGACGTTGAATACTTTGAGATACCCTTCTGCGGCAGTGTTGCGCTTGGCTGTGTAACTTACTAAATTTGCTAACCGTACTACTGAATCTCTACGTTCAGCAGTGTCCATGTAATTTTCACGTGTGTTCAAGTCTGTGCGGAAAGCCAGCGCCTGGCCCATGAATGCCATGACGTCCAGCAATGCAATAAATTCACTTGATTCAATGTAGTCATTGAATGTTTCAGGATAATACAAACGCAAATAGTCAATGAAACTTTTACGAAGAGTCTCAAAGTCGTAACTTTGGAAGTCGGCTTCGCGGTAGGTTTGGTAGATCTGTTTCCAATCTTCTACGCCAAATATCGCTGTTTGTCTTGTGGTTGTTGCCATGGTTCTCTCGTTTGTGCTTTATTTATTGATAAAGAAAACGGCGTAGTTATACGTAGCTGGCTTGACGAGATTGTTGATCAAAGAACACGCTGAGAATTTCAGCATTGGTGGTTTGTACCACAGTGATTTCTATCTGCAGTAGTATACCATTTTCTTGTGGGTACACTTGAACATCGTTTAACACTATTCTAGGATCACCACCGCACACACGTTGTATTTCAGCTCGTATATCTTGTTGCAGTTGCTCAACTTGATTTTCAAACAAGAAGTCCCAAATTATTGTGCCGTACCCCGGGCGTCCTGGCAACTCACCTTGACGAATGTTAAATGCGTTTAGTAGGTCACGCTGAATCAAATCATAGTCTGTGAGTGTGAACTTTTTATACTGGTTGACAGTGTTGAAGCCGATAAATGTGGTCATGTTGATATTTATGGATCATTAACCTTTGATTCTGCGCAGGTTGGGCAGATACAATGTTCTTATGTCGTCAATCAAGGCCAAAACTGCGGCCAGTCCTTCATCCACTGTGGCAATAAATTCAGTATAAGGCTTGCCTGCTACATCTTTTTGCAAGGATGCATAGTCTTTGGCCACGGTGTTTAGATACTTAAGAATAGCTTCATACTGAGAAATCAATGTGGCGGCTGTTTTGGCAGTGGGTTCTTGGCTGCCTAGATCAGCCAATTTAGTTTGTTGTTCTTTGGTCAAGGTGGTTAATCGTCGGTTTTCAGCAAACAACGGGCCCGGCGGTTGTGGCGGACCATTGTAATCTATAGGCGGAATCTTGTCGTTACCAAACACCCGTCCCATGGCCGCAGTCAATGTTTCTCTGTTTACAGTGTCAGTTGCTTCCCCTGGGGGTGCCATTTGCAACATTGCGTCATTCATTTTTGAGTCTGTTGATCCTATGGCAAATTTTGCCTCGGCAAATCGTGTGTCAAACTCTGCTTGTTTGTCTGAGGGTAATTGTCCTTTGATCCAGTCTGCACCTTCTGCCGCGGACTTGCTAAAATTTGCTGCCAGGCCAGCAGTGTCTTTGGCATTGAGCCCGCTGATTGGTATTCCAAGAGCACCAGCTGCTGCCAGTCCTGAACTCATTAAGTTTTGTTGCGTTAAATTTTGCGCCGCGGGGTTACTTAACAAGCTGTCAAGGTTGTTGATGCCACCCTTGCCGGTCCAAACTGCTGGGCTTTTTAACACACTGGTCAAGTCGTTTGTTCCTTGACTGAGGTATGTGCTGGCAGTGCCTGGTTTGAGCAATCCTGCTGATTCTAGTTGTGTGGCATCAAATCCATATTTGCCACATCCCACAGAGTTACTGACGTCAGTAAAACTTTGTCCAGTACCGGTGCCAACTGATGCCATAGTGGCACGAACTCCTGTGGTACTGAGTCCTGCCATGGGCAGTAACGCTGGTGCTGTTGTTGCAAAATCAGCATTGGTGATACCATTGTTAACCGGAGCACCAAACAAACTGCTGACTTTGCCGCCGGTCTGTTGTGCTATTGACCCAAAGTTGGAAAAACTGGTGCTTAGATCGCCTGTGGTGCCTGCAGCAATTGATGCCTTGGCAGTGTCTGCAATATTTTTAAATGAATTTAATGTGCCTTTGTCTGTGCCCGGAAATCCCGAAGCACCTTGGCTTACCAGAGCTTGTGCTGAAGCAAGTCCATCGGCGGCTTGAGTTTGTGCGCTGAGTACATCTCCTGGACTAAATCCAGTGAGCCCGCCTGATTTAGATTGTTTCTGAAAGATCTCAAATGCTTGTTCACGAGTCATGCCCGGTGGGCCATCCACGTCAAATGTCTTTGCTGTTGCTGTGGGGTCTGGTAGTCCAAACTGTTTGGCCAAAGCTGCGGCTTTTGCCTTTTCTTCCTCAGTTAGCGGTCTGTTTGCGGCAGTGTTGTTTGTGGTACCACCACGAGTGTTATAAGTTTTTCCGTCATCTACTGGTCTAGGACCCGGCAACGGATCAAGTCCTCGACGTATTCTTTCATTGTTGGTTCTATCCCATACTATGGGATCATTCCCAGAATAGGTTAATTTGTCATCAGGTGTCTTAGAGTTCAAGCCTGCTTCGATGCTTGACCCAAAGTTGCCGGCATCTCCTAAAGAAAATGTAAATGTACTCATTTGGCTCTTATGGTTACTCCTGCTGGTACAGGCACAGCACCCGGCGGAGGCGAGGGTTTACCTTCTTCAAATTTAATCTTAACATCAACACCTTTGTTGTGATAAGGGTAGGGTTCATGTGTGGGTGCTCTAGGTACAATAGTTTTCAGTGCGTTGGGATCAACTTCCCATCCCTTGCTGGTGCTAAATTTTGTATCATCCAATTCAATAGTAGCAATGGGCTTGGGTGTTGTGACTGTGGGGGCTGCTGGGCCATTTAAATCTATGCCGCCGGCAGTGAATTTTAAATCACTACCACCAAGCCATGATCCGCCTGAACTCTGCAGGGCCATGGTGCCATCTGCCCGAACACCTATTGTGGCTTTGCTGTAGAGTTTGAAATCTTTTTGTGCTGTGATGTTAAAGTCTGTAACAGCTTCCATTGTGGTGCTTTTTTCACTCTTGACTTGTATGTTGCCGCCAGCATACATGTTGATGTCACGGTCAGCATGCATGTTGATGTCGCCCTGGGTGCGTATGTTTACTGAGTTTGTGGAAAATATGTCTACAGTGCCTTCTCTGCCAAACTCTAACCATGTTTGTCCATTGGCATGTGTGATATAAAAAAAGTCATCACTGTCATTCATTGTGATTTGATGGCCTTTGGGTGTGCGCAATCTAAACAAGGCGTTGTTGCCCTGAAGATCGCCATCATCCATCACAAGCGTATGTCCGCCCATGCGTCCAATTACTTGTGCATCTGCAGGTTTAAGTTCGTTGTTTTGTATTTTTTGACGTATATCATTGGGCTTCATACCACCCTGATAGATAGGTATGCCCGGAGTGCTAATACCAAATACAGCACTGGGAGTTTCTCGCTGACTGCTGCTGCGTATAGGTCCACGCTCTGGATCATTGGCCAGGCCTTGCTGGAACATAGCACCAGCTACCACGGCCTGTACAGGCTTGGGCTGATCAAAAAATCTTCCATTGTTTACAATGGCTTGGTTGCTGGTGTTGATTTCTGTGACTGGCAACAACGGTGCATCAGCAAAGTATGTTTCTTGGTTTTTATTTCCTGTGACATACTTGCTGCTGCCGCCTATGGCCGGAACCATAGCACCTACGCCGTTGTCAGGTACCACTCCAATGTAATAACCCAGTTGACGGTCACCATTGACAAATATGCACAGCACCGTGATACCAACATCTGGCGGTGTGAACCACATGCCGTATGAGTTTTGATTGCCAGGATATGTGCCCACACCAGCGCCAGCTGTTAAGTTAGTAGAAGTGCTGCCATAAAAACTGGGCAAATAATTTACTGTGGTCCACTTGGTGGGATCGTCAGGATTTCCATTAGCAAATACTTCAATGTAAACTTGCAATCGTCCTGAGCGTGTGGGGTCTACATTGTTTTTTACAACACCAGAAAATGGACCAAATTCCGCAGGTACACCACCACGATTTTGTTTGTAGTTTGATGGTACGCCACGACTTCTTTGAATTTCTTCTGACACTATTTTTCCTTAACTATCTTTGGCTATTTGTTGTATGCGTTGTCTTACATTTTGCAATGTAGTATTTAAAGGCAAAGGCGCATCAGTAAAAGTAATAGGGTTTACTCCTGCTCCTGTAGGTGCTTTTGGATACCCAGCCAGTGCAATAGTGTCGGCTGGTACTATCCCTGAGGCGGTAAATGCTGTGCCACTTATGGCGGCTGCTGAGTAGTTTGGATTAGAAAATATTGGAGCCATTGGCGTGCCGGTGCCAGCAAATGCTGCGCTGGCTTGATTCATTGCTGATTGCACTGCAGGTATCTGCGGAGTTATTGCTGCTGCTCCATCACCAGTTACCACTGCTGAGCCTGACACCGGCACAGAACTTCGATTACCTTGTCTGGCAAATTTAGCATCTTCTGCACGATTTACACTGTCATCTTCTGGCTGAGCAGTGTTAGATCTTGTGCCTCGACTGTTGTCTGCTTCTAGATCTCTAAGATCGGCTTTCTTGGATTCAGGTATGGGAATCATATACAGCAACCCTGTAATGGTTTGTTCAAACTTGCCGCCACGGAATTCATTTAAAACTTTGGTGGCTTGATACACATTGGTCTGGATGGGTTCTCCAGGCGTGCCATTTTGCCTATTTTGTCTGGCGTAAGGATCAGCCAAGCCAGTGCTCAAATCATAATCTTCAGGACGTTGCCACACAACTTCAAACAACACCTGCATGTTATCAAAATTTATTGTACCGTCAGGAAGAAATGCACTCACTGAGAGATCTTGGGCTGTTATGCCGCCACACAAACTGCCTTGTTGTATCCACGCAGGATCACCTATGATTTTCACTGTGCTGCCACCAGGTTGATCCATAGCATACAAATATTCACTAGCATTGGCTCCGGCCTCGTTGCCCTTGCCCTCAGCACCTTTACTGCTTTCTGTGCTTCGAGAAGCAACAGAATACTTGATAAGGTCTCGTGTGTTACTGCTTAACCTTGCCCTAATTGCAGCATCAGCACTTTCAACATCTGGGCCACCTGATATGGTCATGTTGTAGGCAGCATTGAAATTGGCTGAAAAATCTATTATTGCAGTGTTTAGTCCCGTAAACCAGTACGGATACCGTTTGTGTACTCCGCGGAATTTGCCAATTGGGAAATACAAGCTGTCAAAATTAGGAATTTCATATTTGCTGATTATGTATACCACATGATATGCAAAATCTCTTGTTCGACTATCGTAGCCAATGGGGACGGCTTGAAAATTGATCTTGTACCATTGCACTGGTTTGCCTGCTGCGTTGGGATTGGGTTTTTCTTCGTTTTGTTCATCATTAACAGTCAGTGCTTGATTGTAAATGTAACTGGAATTTCTAATGGCCAGGTCTATAACTTGTGACATCTGCATGCCAGCAGTGATACTCCAATTACGTGTGGTAATTTTTATAGAATCAGTATTTGGATTTAGAGTCTGATTGGGATTACCAGTGTTGCTCATGCTGGTTTGTTTTTGATCAACTATGCTGCCTGGCAGAATAATTGTGGCATTTTTTATGTCCTCAGCACCGTCGGCAAAAATTATTTCATAGGTATCGGCTACTTTAATTTTTCCTTGAGTCACATATTGAGCTGAATATTCTGTCATTGCAGCGGCCAGGCCACTTTTGCTTACAGTTTTAGGTGTGGGGGCTGTGTTGGTCTTGGGTGGTGGGTATCTGGCCGCCAAGTTAGCAGTTTCTCTGTTGGCGTCTCTGGTGTTTTGTCCGGCAGTGGATTTGGGTGTAGTGGTTGCTCCTGGATTGTCTGCTGGTGCTGTTTTGTTTTCATACACTGCATTACCACTCAACAATTCTTCCAATGTTTGGGCTGTGAGTTGAACGTCATATGGGATAGTGCCGCGTTTGGTGCTACCAGCCACCATATGCCCAGTTGGCACACATTCAAACTCATAATTGACCAGTTTGCTGGTCACACTCCAATCAACTTTGTAAATTTGAAAGGGAAAAAACTTTTCCACAATAGCATTGGTATCCGAAATGCCATTCGCGTCTGGGGCAGTTTTACCAGCAACAAGATTGCCATTGATGTCATAGCCGTACCAGCGTATGACCATGAGGTACTGTGCGGCTGTGTAATTTACAGTGTCAGTTTCGCCAAGAGTTTGAGCCATGTCTTGTACAGCAGCATGTATGCGATCTAACAATGTGATATTGCCAGGTTCGATCACAGTAAATTTCAAAGATACTATATTGTGTGCTGCTTGTGTTTGTTTACCGGGCAACAAGTTTTCAAATGTCACACTGTCAATGTAGAAGTCTTGTGCAAATGCAGGATTACGTCCTGCATCTGGAGCATTGCTGCCAGGCACGCCAGGTGCTACCCCTTGATTTCCGCCTTCTGCATCAGTCTTGGCTTGAAATGCAGGATTTGATGCACCTTGGTATCCACCCACATTGTTGGGAGCGCCGCCACTTTGGAACAACAAGTTGTAGCCGTTGACTCGCCTTTTCTTTGTTGTCACTAGTTCGGTGTACTGAGCTGGGCTCAACAAATATACTGACGCTGTCCAGACGGTACTGGCAAAATTGTCCAGCACGTTGCCTTGCGGAGTTATGTCCCCATTTGCATTGAGATTGCCTTGTGCGTTGGTTTCTTGTTTTGTTGTGGATGTTACAGCCGTTTGTGGATTGTTGTCATTGGCTAAATTATTGTTTTTTTGTATAGAAGTTAATATATTGGTATTGGTTTGATTTACAAAGGCCTGTGCAGATGCTGCCGCAGGCGGAGTAACAACACCAAGTGCGTTGAGTACGCTGGCGTTGGTTTGAGCTGTTGTGGCAGCTCCTCCCAGACCTGTAATAGTTGGTGCAGTCTTGATGTAGTCACCAATCTGTCGACGTTGTTCGTCAGCATTGTCTGGCAATACTGGCGGGGCCGGTATGTACTGTCCTCCGAGTGTGGTTGCCATTTTTTAGAATCCCAATGTTGATTTGAGCGTGGTAATTTTGGGTAGGTATATATTGGTACCCACAACAAAATCCAAGGGAGGTTTTGTAAGTGTGTTTGGGTTGCGTTGATAAAACACCCACCACAGTCTAGCGTCACCATAGAGATCATGTGCCAACAAGTCCGGGCGGTATTGGTATGTGAGATTTATTTGAAATCCTATGTCATCACTCTCTTGAGGGATGGGTCGGTTAATCATTACATCCAAGAAAAACTGACTGTAGCCTGTGTTAAAATACGGGCTTGTGGCATCGTAATTTGCGCTCATTACCAGAATCCCCCTCTTAACAATGCACCGTTAGCATAGTCTTTGAGACCAAATTGCTGGCTGACTTGATTGCGTGTTTGTATAGGAAGCAGTGTTAATTGTATTTCTATTTTGGTGGGCACGTAGGTAGCATTACTAGTATTGTACACTGCTTGTTGCGCCACTCCTGGTTGTCCACTGGGGTTAGATCCGCCGCCACCGGGCAATGCACCTTTTTTCAATATGTTGCCTAGCAAATCAACTGCGTGACTCAGCCGACCCACTACAGAACCAATGGTGTTGGCCGGTGCATTTGATTGTTTTACTCTGCGGTTCAACAAGTTCACACCATAGTTGTTGGGCTGTACCCGAACGTAATCAACATCCGTGGGCAAAGCATAATTAAAACTTTTTACCACACAAGGATGGCCATTGAATTGATATGGGCCAAATCCTGACAGGTAAACCAAGGGAGGTGGTGCACCACGTTCTGCATCTTGGCCATAAAACATTTTTGTCACACTGCGGAAAAAGTGTATCACTGCCAGCATGTATTCTGCTTCCATAGTGTCTTGTGCTGTGAATGTGCCGTTTAGACTGATATCACCTGTGTTGCTGTTTTTGTAAAATTGCCCACGATAATTGCTGTGTGTCAAGTCAGTTGTGTCATAATTGGCATTGTATGAAGTGGTAATGCTTGGGGTGTAGGGAAATATAACTCCGTCACTGGCTTTGAGTGGTGCCAAAATTCCTGGCACTTCAGCTTTGTAAAGATATGTTGCGTTTGGTGCAAGTCGTAATCGCACACGCCAATCACCGTTGGCACTTTGTCCTAATCGAGCTTGTAATGCTGCTTGTTCTTGTGCTCGCAGTTTTGTGGCTGCCTCTTGTGTGGCCGCTGCATTTGCTGCATTTTCTTCTGTGTTACCACCACGAGCCCCAGTAATGGTACTCTCGCCACCACCAGTAGCCAAATTGGCTTCTTCAGCATTAACGGCAGTAGCTTCTGTGCTTACTCTAGTAATTGTGCCTTGATTTCCGCCACCGCCGCCAGTTTCAAATGTTTGTTGGTCAACTGGTGCAGCCGTATCAGTCACTGTGGTGATTGTGCTTTGGCCTTCATTGAATGTTTCTTGAAACTGTTGAGGCTCGGGTTCTACCAAGGGTGGATTAACAAATCCACGGCCAGCACCTGCATTGGGATATGGATCTTCTGCGGCGGCTGGTGCACCGTTCACATCGCCAGCTGGTACATAGTTGTTGGTCAATTGTGTGCCCGCTTGTTCATTGACTGCAGGATCATCACCAGCGGGTGCGTTTACCGGGGTGTTGGTGTTGGTTCTTTCATAAGTTGTGGTATTTTCTGTGGTAGTGGTATTTGGTACCGTTACTGTGCTTCCTGGAACAGTGGTTTTGAGATCGTCGGCTGCGTTTTGTGCGGCAGTTTTTTCGGCATTTAATTCTCTGAGTTTGGCTGATCGTTGTGCAGCTTCTTCCTGACTCAGCGGTGGGAGTCCCATTTGTTTTCTCTCGTAAGGGCTGGGATTCTCTTCGTAAAAATTATCAAGCTGTGTTTGTTTGGCGTCTACTGCTTTTTGTGCTTCAAGACTGGCTGGGTTATCTTTTTTGGTTGCTGCATAAGTTGTTGTAGACCCGCCGCCACTTACTGTTTCAGTGTTGTTTGTAAATGTTTGAGTGACTGTTTTGCTACCTGGTGGAGTTTTTGCATTGATGGGCATGTCAGCCCGGTCAAATTCTTCATCGTCGTTGCCATCGGATGTGCCTGGTTTACCTTGTTTGCCATCTAGGAACTTCTGTTCCTCTCGAATGAATGCACGATCGGACTCTTGTGCGGCTTTTTTTGCTTGTATCTCAGCATAGGCTTCTTGTTCCGTTTTGCCCGACGCAATGGATTTGTTGTAATCCTGGAAGTTTTGGCCTGACACTTGCGGGCCCATCTTGCCATAGTTGGGGTTGTAGCTGGCACTTTTAGGATCGTTGCTGCCAACTTCATTCACCATGTAATGTTTAGTTTCTGTTTTAGAGATGCCCGCTTGATCAGCTGCTTGATTTTCACTCAAGCCTTGTTGTCTCAGCTGGTTGTATGTTGCCGCTTTGGCTGGATCATAAGCAGTGTTTGACTTAGGTGGTAATGGCATTTTTATAGTCCTATACCTTATTTACCCAATTTTTTAACCGCGTAGTTTATAAAAAGGTTGACAAATGTTGTAAATGTGCTACAATAAGTACATATCTGGAGAACCGTGCATGACACTACTTGCAAAACCCGCAGCCAAGGTCAACTACCTTAACAACCGTGACATTTTAAAAGAAATACATTCAAGCAAAAACACCTACTGTAGTTTTTTAAACCCAGCAACTGATCATCAGTTTGACATGATTCTGCCATCAGTGGACAAGATCAATCAAAAGACCGTGGCCGAGGCACGCCGTGTTCGTGCAGACCGACACAAACGTGAAACAGGTCTAGTGATTGATCCCAAAAAAATACCCAATACAGAGGTGGTTTTCCGCATAATGACCTGGGAACACATACCCATGGCGCCCAAGAAAATACCAAAAACTGCTGTCAAAAAGAAAAAGATTGAAGACATCCTGGACTTGGATGACATAGTGGAAGATCCACTAGCAGACTTGGTTGAAGATGTTGTGCTGAATCCCACACACATGCGAGTTAACTTTCCCCCGTTTTGGCACTACAGACTGGATGAAAACAAAACCCCTGTGCTGGTGGGCAAAAGCCACTGGAAAGGCGATTTAGAAACAGGTGAGTTTTCTAAGGATCACGGCAACATGACACGCAAACTGGCCACTATGTTTATGAAACTGTGTGAACGTTATGCCACACGAAGCAACTGGAGAGGATACACTTACAATGAAGAAATGCGTGGACAAGCCCTGTTGCAACTCAGCCAAATTGGCTTGCAATTTGACGAATCAAAATCGCAGAACCCTTTTGCGTACTACACTGCTGCCATCACCAACAGCTTTACTCGCATCCTGAACATTGAAAAGAAAAATCAAAACATCCGCGATGACATTTTAGAAATGAACGGATTAAACCCGTCATGGACACGACAGAACTCTGGCAAAGCTGGCATGGCAGCCATGTCCGGTCCGGTTGTAATTACCTACGAAGAGTAGTATACTAGGTAGATGACTAATCTATTTAAAAAAGCCGCGATCTTCACAGACATACATTTTGGTTTAAAATCCAATAGCCAGACACACAACGATGACTGTTTGGATTTTGTGAAATGGGCCACTGCCACTGCCAAAGCAGAGGGTTGCGAAACCGCAATGTTCCTGGGCGACTGGCACAACAATCGTGCCAGCATCAACATTGTCACATTAACTTATAGCCTGCGAGCGCTGGAGCATTTGAATGCCAATTTTGACACTGTTTATTTTATCCCTGGTAACCATGATTTATATTATCGCGATAAACGTGATATACAAAGTGTGGAGTGGGCTAAACATCTTCCGAATGTGGTCATATGTAACGATTGGTTCAATAGCGGCGACGTGGTTATCGCTCCTTGGCTGTGTGGCGATGACCACAAGCGTATTCCCAAACTAAAAGGCAAGTACATGTTTGGGCACTTTGAACTGCCTGGCTACTACATGAATGCCATGGTACAGATGCCAGACCATGGTACCATACAGCGTGGAGACTTTGGTGGATTTGATCAGGTGTTCACCGGTCACTTTCACAAACGTCAAACTGCCAACAACATCACCTACATTGGCAACTGCTTTCCGCACAACTATGCTGATGCAGGAGATGACGAGCGTGGCATGATGATATTGGAATGGGGCAAAGAGCCTGAGTATCATGCCTGGCCAGATCAACCACGATACAGAGTACACGGTCTGGCCAACTTGATCGACAATGCAGCCACACTGCTTGCGCCCCGGATGCATGTGCGTGTGAACTTGGATATTGAAATATCTTACGAAGAAGCCAACTTTATCAAAGAAACATTCATCCGAGATTACAGCCTACGCGAAATGGCCTTGATCCCCAACAAGACTTCGGGTGTGGATGTGGATCTTGCACCTGGTGATGTAAAGTTTGAGTCTGTGGATCAGATTGTCACCGACCAGCTGACCAACATTGAATCAGAATTCTACGACAACCGACTGCTGTTGCAAATTTATCAAAATTTATGAAATTTCAAGATACCAGATTCTGGAAAAATTATAGCCAATATGACAAAATGGTGTTTAACTCATCTATGCGATCAACTGTTGATGCTGTGATATATTGGCGACTATTAAATCAGTTTAAATTTAATAAATTTTTAGAAATTGGAATATATCAAGGCCTGACCACTGGATTGATATTTGAGTCAACTCCGACTGCGTGTGTAACCGCTATCGATCCAGATGACCATTTGGAATTATTTTACAAAAACTATCCAGAATATCAAAATCAATTTACTTTTATAAAACAAAAAAGTCAAGAAGTAGATCTAGGCACTGACATGTATGATTTTATTCTAATTGATGGTGATCACAATCATTATTCAGTAAGCAATGACATTTTAAAAAGTCTACCAAGACTCAACACCTCTGGAATTTTGGCAATTGATGACTATAAATTACCAGGGGTCGCTCTGGCCATACAAGACCTGTATAATGTAAAATCAGACTGGGTGCCATTTTTGAGAGCAGAACAAACAGAATTTTGGCACCATCGTAGTTGTGATCGCAGTAATTTTTTAGATTTATTACTAGATGATCCTATTAGCAAATTTATTTTTATTCAAAATACAGTCGATCAAGATAACAACACAGTGTGTGTTGCAAAAACATTAAGTATATTCACTGACCAAATTGAATATTTTGACATGGCACTACAACATTACAATATATGATATCAATCAATCAGCTAAAACAAAGTCTTTCAAATCTTTATACGTTGAAGTGTTTTGTTGATTTAGCAGAGTTGACTGTTTCTCCAACCAGTGTATATCAGCAGGTTAACAGTTGTCACCAAGCAGTGTTTGATCATAATGATCGACTGATTTTTTACACATCTGAAATTATATCTGATCAACTGTTACAGCATTTGTATCAAGCCACTAGCCTAATTGATGTATCTAATTATTTTGTGTTGATTTGCAGCCCACACCAGATCAACCAACCAACCAATGTAGATCCATTTCAAACTTTGCAAATATCAATCGAAATCACCAACCGTTTGCAGGACAATTTTTTTGTGTCAGATACACTGTGCCCAATGCCCTGGAGTCATATTGAAGTCTCGTCTTCTGGAGAAGTACGCCCTTGCTGTGTGTATATTGACAGTGTTGATCATGCCAAGCACAATTCACTTGACCATGCATTCAACAACAACAAATTTCAAACGCTACGGCAAGACTTATTGAGTGGCAAAAAGCCAGATGGATGTAGCAAATGTTGGGAAAATGAAAAAAACGGATTGATCAGTAACAGACATTACCATATGAGCTTGTTGAAGAAAGAACTGTTAACTTCGTATTTAGATAGTCCCTCTATAAAGAGCATGGACCTCAAACCAGGGAACACTTGTAATTTTAAATGCCGTATTTGCAATCCTGTATCAAGTTCCTTGTATGCTCAAGAAGCAAAATCAAACACAGGTATTTCTATAGAAAGTTTTAATTGGGCGGAGTCAGAATCTAAAACTATTAACGAAATAGTAACATTACTGCCAACTCTGACCAACATAGACATGTATGGCGGGGAACCTTTTTTAATCAAACCCTTGTTACATGTGATCAAACAAGCGGTAGAACAGCACTGCGCACCACACATAAGATTGCATTACAACAGCAATGGATCCATTTATCCCGAAGACCTAATTGAGCATTGGAAGAAATTTAAACACGTAGATATACAGTTTAGCATTGACAATATTGGAGGCCGGTTTGAGTTTGAACGTGGGGGGAGTTGGCAACAAGTTGAATCAAATATTAAAAAATTAATTAACCTTGGTCTACCCAATGTCACTATTGGTGTCATGCCCGCAATTAATATCATGAATATTTTTTATCTTGACGAAGTGTTGCAATGGGCGCACGAGTTGGGACTCCCAGTTAGTCCGCAATATGTGACAGAGCCATCAGGCTTTGCTCTTAAAAATCTTACTGCCAATGCCAAAAAATTAATTGTAGAAAAGTTTCAAAATCACTCTTGGCCTGAAATAAAGAACATTCTCAAACACATTGAGTCAATGCCAGACTCTGACGGTGAAGAATTTTCAAAACTGTGCAAGCACTTTGATCGGCTAAGGAATCAAAATTTTTCTATTTCTCATTCTACCATTGCAAATGCCATGGGATATGTGTATAATAACAACATATGATTCAAATTAAAAATCTCACTGTTCGCAACTTTATGAGTGTGGGCGCGGCCACACAAGGCATTGACTTTGACCGTCAAGATCTTACCCTGGTCTTGGGCGAAAACTTGGACCTGGGCGGCGATGGCAGTCGTAACGGCACAGGCAAGACCACAATCATCAATGCCTTGAGTTATGCCATGTACGGACAAGCACTCAGCAACATACGCAAAGACAATCTTGTAAACAAGACCAATGCCAAGGGCATGATGGTGAGCCTGGACTTTGCTGTCAACAGCAAAAACTACAGAATTGAACGTGGACGCAAGCCCAATGTATTGCGCTTCTTTGCAGACAGCGAACAAGTAACTGCACAAGATGACGCACAGGGCGATAGTCGAGAAACACAGGATGCTATTGAACAAATATTTGGCATGAGCCATGACATGTTCAAACACATCTTGGCCCTGAACACCTACACAGAACCGTTCTTGAGCTTGAAGGCCAATGACCAACGCACCATAATTGAACAGTTGTTGGGTATTACATTGCTGAGTGAACGTGCTGATCGAATTAAAGAACTCAATCGTGGTACCAAAGAATCCATTACATCAGAAGAATTTAGAATACGTGCTGTACTGGAAGCCAACAAGCGTATTGAAGAACAGATAGAAAGCCTGCGACGAAGACAAGGCCTGTGGCGAAAGAAATATGACAGTGACTTGGCATACCTTGTGGGGCAATACGACGACTTGGCCAGAGTCAATATTGAAGCAGAGTTACTGGCACACAAAGACTTGGCTGTATGGAACGAACGTAAAAAGCAAACAGATGCACATGCACGACTATTGGCTTTTCAAACTGCATGGCAACAAACACAAAACAAAGAAATTGCTGCATTAAAAGTCAGTTATGATCAACTCAGTCACATTGACATTGTGACAGAACTACAAGCACATCAAGACTTAGCTGCATACAATCAACGGGCCAAGGACATTGCTGAACTTGAAAAACTCATTGCTCGGTGTGTAGCAGATGAAGCACGAGAACTAAAGACGTCTGACAAACTCCGAGCAGAGATTGCTGAGCTAGAGGCACACAAGTGTTATGCTTGTGGCCAAGAATTTCACGACGGTGCTCACGAAAGTGTACTAGAAGCCAAACGTAAAAGTTTGCAGGAGTCTGCACTACAAGCCTTGGCCACCAATGGTCAATGGATAGAGAATACCAATGCTCTCAAAGCCCTGGGTGATCTAGGCACCCGACCTACTACTTACTATAAGACCGAAGCCGAGGCCATTCGTCACAGCAGTGAAGTTGAAAACATACAACAAAAGATTGCAGACAAGTCAGCAGAAGCAGATCCTTATGTTGACCAACTTGCAGGTTATGTGCCTGTGGAACTGGGTGTACAGCCTGCCACTCATTATGATACCGAAGCACAGGCCATCAAACACTCAACACAAGTCAACAACTTGCTACAGCAGATCACCAGCAAACATGCCGAAACTGATCCTTACAGCGAGCAGATTGAGGAAATGCAACAACAGGCCCTGCAGGTTGTGAGTTATGATCATTTGAATGATCTCACTCGAGTACAAGATCATCAAGAGTTTTTGTTAAAACTGCTCACAAGCAAAGACTCATTTGTTCGCAAAAAGATCATTGATCAGAACTTGAGTTATTTGAATGCAAGACTCACATGGTACTTGGATCGTATTGGTTTGCCACACACAGTGAAGTTTCAAAATGATTTGAGTGTGAGCATTGAAGAGCTGGGACGTGAACTGGACTTTGACAACCTGAGTCGTGGCGAACGCAATCGATTAATTTTAAGTATGAGTTGGGCATTCCGTGATGTATGGGAAAGTTTGTACAGCCCCATCAACATTTTATTCATTGACGAAATGATTGATTCAGGCCTGGACACACAAGGTGTAGAGAACGCCCTGGCATTGCTGAAGAAGATGACTCGTGAACGTAATAAATCTGTTTGGTTGGTATCACATAGAGACGAACTCACAAGTCGTGTGGAAAATATCTTGCGTGTGGTAAAAGAAAATGGTTTTACCAGCTATAATACAGATGTAGAAGTTGTATAAATGTCTTTGAATATGTTGCGTTGGAAAGGCGGGTTTGGTGGTGATTTGCTGATGAAATTAATTTCTGAATCATCGGCAGTGCATACCAATACCCAATTTCAAACTGGCTTGTCAAGTCAAGGTGGAATGCTTTTAGATTTTTCGTACTTGAATATTGATAGACTACAACAAATAGATTGTATTGCTAGCCAGGAATTTATTCCAAAAATTGATACAATCTTATTAAAACAAGAGCTTGATGCATTAGCTATTAGTGATCAAACATGGTGGCTCAAGAGTCATTACTACGAACAAGATTTCTATACTGATTGTATTGTAGACATTGTAGTTGGGCAGGACCAGTTACCATTTGCAGTTTCTGCAAATATCAATAAAACAACAACATTGCAAACTGACTTTGATGCGCTAGTAACCAAAATTACTGACCCACACATTCGTTATCAATATTCAATTTACAGCGTGGCCAAAGATTTTGTTTGCCCATATCAAACAACTCGTGTCATACAACTGAAACAGGTGTTGTCTGGATGGGATCAATTAAAACAGACCTTAAGAACATTTGATATAACATTGGATGACAAACTAAAAAACATGTATGAAAATTGGCTGGCTGCTAATGCCAAGCATCTTTCATCACCTATCTATCAATATCTGGCACAAAACAATGATTACAATATTGATCATCCCAAGCTCACGTTGATAGAACGATATTGTTTGTTGGTACTTTCAGGACGCAAATTTCAACTGTTAGACAAAAATGAAATTTGACTTTGATGTTATTGACGAGTATCAATTAGAAATTACAACATATTGTAATGCTGCCTGCCCTCAGTGTCCACGCAACAACTTGGGCACAGGTATCAATCCTTACATGCCACTCACACATTTACCACGTGCAACTATTGATCAAGCATTTGACCAAGAATTATGTCAACGTCTACGGCAAGTGTTCTTCTGCGGCAGTTATGGTGATCCCATCATGCATCCAGACTTTTTAGAAATACTGCGTGACTTTAGAAGCAAGAGTCCTACGCTGTGGCTGTACATACACACCAATGGTGGTGTACATGATGCTGAGTACTGGGCAGAGATAGCCCGTATCATGAATGGTTACGGACAGATAGACTTTGGTATTGACGGGCTTGAAGACACTTTACATTTGTACAGAAAGAATGTAAAATACAACAATGCTATTGCCAATGCACAGGCGTTTATTGCAGCTGGTGGGCGAGCACAATGGAATTTTATTGTGTTCCGGCACAACGAGCATCAAGTTGATCTAGTTCAACAGCTGGGTCAAGATATGGGTTTTTATAATGTGTTGATACGCAAGACTGGAAGATTCTTAAATCACACCACTATGTCTGAAATGGATTCGTGGCCAGCAGCTGGCACAGACCATGTGTTGGAACCGCCTGTTACCGAACAGTATAGAAACCGCAGCATACAGTCGTTGCCTGAACTCAAGAAACAATATATCAACATCAAACAATATTTTGATAATACAGCAATACGTTGTGATGCATTGATGGGAAAGAAGGTAGCCGTAAATGCTGAGGGCATTGTACTCCCGTGTAATTTTTTCAATCACAACTTGTATGATGCAAGATTTAGAGACGGCAGCATGCCTGGTGCAAATCCACTCAGCACAGTAGATGGTAAAAATCAAGTACGTGAATTTTTACAACAGTATGGGCTAGGCAATTTAAACATACACCACAAGACATTGCCGGAGATATTTGCCAATGCCTTCTGGCAGGATTTAGTAGCATCGTTCAACAACCACAACAGACTGTTTGAATGTGCAATGACTTGCGGTGAGAAGTTTACAAAAGTATGGGATCAATCAAAATGAAAATGTTAGTAACAGGCGGTAATCGAGGACTAGGCGAGCACCTAGTGGGTGTGTTTGGTGCAGACAGCGCAAGTCGTACCAATGGGTTTGACATCAATCTCAATACACATGAGCTTGCTGTGTTGAGTTTGGAATACGATGTGTTTGTAAACAATGCATTTGACGGACCTCCCCAGGAGTTGTGGGCTGACTTCGGGCAAGCACAGTTGTATTTTGCCGTGTACGATGCATGGAAAACAGCTGGTAAGTCTGGACACATTTTTAACATTGGGTCAGTGGGAGAGCAACATGTTGTAGCACCTGAACCCAGATTTGAAACGTATCGTGTGGCCAAGGCAGCACTGAGTCATGCCAGTAGGCAAGGCACACAAGCATTCAAACAAAATTTAGTAAAGTTTCGAACCACGTTGATCACTCCTGATCGACTGGACACAGCTCTGAGCCGTAGTCGTCCCACATGGACTGGAAACGGTATTGATTTAACAGACGTTAGCAATTTTATACAATACGCTACCACAGTGTCCTCAAATACTGTGATAGAAGAGGCAACTTTTTACGTGAACTTTGAACACAAGGCATAACTATAGCACGAAAGGCAATTCCCTGAAACTCACATGACATGGCAATATCAAGACACCCCAGTTGAGACTTTACCTGAAGAATGTGTGGGATTTGTTTATCAGATCACAAATAATCTATCTGGACGCAAGTACATAGGCAAAAAATTAGCAAAATTTAGTAAAACAACGTACAAGACAGTAAATCAAAAGAACGGCATCAAGAAGCGGAAGAAGATACGCACAAAAGTTGACTCAGACTGGCGTGAGTACTACGGGTCAAGCCCAGAATTAACCGCAGACGTAATCACTTTAGGCACCGAAAACTTCTCCAGAGAAATACTTTACTACTGTAAAAGCAAGAGTGAATGCTCATACATTGAGGCACGAGAGCAATTCAGTAGGCGGGTATTAGAATCAGCAGATTATTACAACGGCCATATACAAGTACGTGTACATGGCTCACACATAAAAGACAAAATTTAAAATCAACGTAAAACATGGACTACGATATTGAACAGAGTGAAAAAAGACGGAGAGAACGAGCAAGGATAGGATCTGAGCAAGTTCACAATGACCTTTATTACAAGTACAAACAAGAAAATCGTTGGACAATGTTTGGCAAATATTACGGCACACCAATAAGCGATCTTCCAAAATCATATTTAGAATGGGTAATAAAAAATCTCAACGGCAAGTACAAGGAATTTGCTGAAAAAGAATTTTACCGAAGAAAATCAACTAACACTTAAGGTTGGCGGGCCAGTTTGTAATACCGCTGTGGAAAAACCGGGGAATAACCGGACACGTGACATATTGAGACACTCCCCTGGGTAAATCCCAGTATCCTGAAAAATTGGAAGTGAGTTTGAAGGCAGAACCCTACGCCTGACGTATTGATATAGTATGAATGTTAGCATACGAGAACACTGGCTATAAACATCTAAACACTAGGAACGAGGTTTAGAGCGCACTAGCGTATCGTGGTAGGAAGGAAAAGCACAGAGTCCTTTAGCATACAGTGTATAAAAATTACCTACTTCCAATGTCCAGGCTGATTCAACTCACATGAAGACACAAGCGGAACCGAGCAAAACGGTTCCGTCTGACTAAAACAATCTACATGAATACTTAATCGCTTTGCTCTTGAAAACAATACGTTGATGAGCAAAGCGAAATCAACAGATGTACGCAGTACATCTTTAATCGTCTAAGTTAGTATCTGGCCAATCACGAAACAATGCATGTTGTATATTGCCACTAACAAACTGATTAAAACTTTTGTGTTTGACTTCTAGTTCACCCTTTTGAGGTGCCACACGTTTGAATGCTGAATCCATTTGGCCCATGTCACGGAACTCCATTATGATCATCCATTCTGGCATGTCGGCTATGCTACGGAATCCCATCTTGCAACGTGTGATCCTATAGGTTTCCATTCTGCCCTCATTAACCAAATGGTCAAAGAAACTCTTCATTCCGTTAACCCAGTCAATATCTGATATATCGCCCTCTTTGTCTGCCCAAATTGTGTATAAATCCATGTTTACTCCAGTGGTCCTAGTATTTCAAATCCGTCTATTTCACTCTTGTACAAGTGTGCTTGTTCAAGGTACAAGTACTTGAACCCTCGTGCTTTGTACATGGCACATTCTGCTTTCATTGTTTCTATACCCATGCGCAGTTTTGGATTGTGATAAGTCCAGGCAAACTGATCGCACAAGGCGTTGTGCTCGTCAAAGCGTCGGATCAGCGAGAATGCCACAAGTCGAGCTCGGTCATAGTATCCAATTACATCAGTCATGGGGTCAAGATATCGTGCATCAAATATGGGCATTACTGACGCAAAGTGTTTGTAAGTGCAGTAAGTTTTATAGATGGCATTCAACGCAGGGATGTCTGGCTTGGGCATGTACATGCATTCCACATTGATTTTATAATTGGTTTGACTTAGATCTATTCTTGCAAACTGGTAACTCATCTTGGATCCACTCTGTGTTTAAATAGACCAGTCAAATACTGTTCGGGCCAGGTATGATAAAAGCCTTTTGAGCCCATTTGCTGGGCAGCGGTGTTTAACTTGCTGAGACTCTGTACCAGCACCAATGCATACCGGCCTTGATTCATTATGACTCCATTGACATCTTCTACATCAGCAGGGTGGTCTTCTAGGGCCAGCATGTCACGGGACAGTAAAATTTCTGTGTTTGCACTTTCTATTGCACTGTGAAAACGCGAGTAAGGCCAGTCTTCTGGGTCGTATGCATACACAATGACTTCATACCGGCCCATGCCCCAACGGGCTCGATTGCGTAGATCAAAGTAAGGGTCGGCACCGGTTAGTACTTGTATAGTTTTGTTGAGTCGTGCTTGCCGTGCAAACGGACAAGGTGGCCAGCCGCCCAGGGCAGGATGCGGGACTTCTACAAAGCGTTCACTCCATGCCAGTATATCAGCAGCAACAGTTTCTGTATTTAGAACCATGGTAAGTTGGTTTTCTTTGTGGTTTCAATATTATCTTTGGCCAAGGCATTGATCAATTCGCGCTCAACGTGACTCATGTTCATGACTTGATCATACGTGACACCGCCGCGCATGTACCATGTTAGGCGCAAACTCTGTTCTCGAATTTGATTAGCCTCCTTGTCTAACCGTTCAAGATACTTGCCTATCTGTTCAGGGGTTGAAGTCAGGAGGCGTGTTCGAAAAAATTAGTCATGTCCAGATCCAGTGACTGGTCATATTCATGACTGCACGAGTTACATTTTAGATGCACTGGTTGTAGGTCACTGTCTTTGCGTAGTTCAATGATTTGATCTCGTATGGCATTGAACATGAGTCGATCACAGTTGTTTAGAAATTCTGCAATCATGTCATGATCATCCACAAATGTGTCAGGAGTTTTAATACCTGCAATGCTGGCCGCCAGGACTTCTATGGTGAGTTTTGTGATTTCACTCATGGCAGCATTTATTCTGGCAAGTTTTTCTTCTTCACTCAAGTCTGATCTTGTGATGCTGTTCAACTGTTGTTGTTGTTCAAACTGCTTTTGACTGTGATGGTTTTGCAACTCGTAGCTGAGTGGGGCAAACACAATCTGCAAGTCGCCATGATCCAGCATTTTTTTATAGTCAGGAGTTTTGATTTTGTCCAGCACTGACCTCAGATCCAACAAATATTCTTCAGACTCATTACAAGCAGGACACAAGGATTCAATTTCAAGTTCGTGTCCATGGCTGGCAATTCTAATGGCAATCAACACTGTGTTGATATCAATGTTGGGCATGTGCCAGGCATTTTTGATTGCGGGTATACAGCTTTGTACCACATTGACCACAGACTGCCCATTGAACAAGGCATCTGGTGTGCGATATGTGATTTCATCTATTGCAGTCATGGGATACACTGGAATTTCATGATTCTGCGGCATGTCCAAGCTGCCAGCTGGCCAATTGGCGCCGTCACTGGGCAATTTAATGTAGATAGCCGGTTGTCTAAAAAACTGGCGCAGCGGGTTGTTAGATTGGGTCATTTTGATACCTATAAATATAGTTCTACTTATAGGTACTTTTGCATGACCACACAAGAAGACGAATATGCCAGACTGCTGGCCCAGGCCAATTACGAGTTAGCTGCCTACGGCCAAACAACTGAAGACACTCAGGACGCACTGGCAGATCACTCAAGTGGGGTCAAAGGCCTGAGCAAAGCCACAAAAGCAGCCTACACCGGGGTCAAACAACTGGGCGATGCTGTGGGCAAAACAGCCTCGGCCATGTACGAAGGCAAACAGGGTGCTTCGGCCTACAATGGCGCATTGGACAGCATGAGCGATGCAGCCGGTTCGGCCAGCAAAGCCTTGTTCTTCTTTGGTGGCCCATTTGGCATGATAGCCGGAGCCATTGCGTTTTTGATTGGTGTTGCCATCAAAGCCACCAAAGTGGTAAACGAACAGCTGGACAACAACTACAGCGCATACAAGGAACTCAGCAAATCTGGTGCTGCTGCTGGTGATGGCATGGAGGGTGCGTTTGCAGGCATACAAAAACTGCGCATGGATGTCAAGGACTTTAAAAAGTACGGTGATCTGATTGCAAACAATGCCAAAGAACTTGCAATATTTGGCGGTACTGTTGCTGGAGGACGTAAGAAATTTGAAGATGCCACCCAGGCGCTAGAGCCATATCGCAAAACTCTTTTAAAATTGGGCGAAGGGACTGAGCGACAGGCTGAAGGGATGCTTGCTTTTATTGCGTCTGAAACACGCTACGGTCGTGCTCAAAACAAAAGAGACGTTGACATGGCTGCGTCATACGAGGCCTATGTAAAAGAACAAGACTTGTTGACCAAGATAACTGGTGTAGAACGATCAGAACGAGAATCTGCCCGGGCCGACGCATTAAAACAACAACAGTATGCATCCAAACTACAAAGTTTAGAAAACAGTGGTCAGAAAGATGTGGCAGACAGATTCAAAGAAGTGAGCGAGATTTTAGCGTCAAATCCTGAATTGCGAAAAGCCTATCAGGCCAGTATAACTGGTAATTTTACTGACGCTGAATCAAGAAAATTATTGAATTCCAGCAATGGCAAAATAATAGAATTGAATGCCAAACTGGCCAAAGGCACAATAACGGGAACAGAGTTTGTTAGTCAACTGAATTCTTCTATCAAAGACTTCAGTGATTCAACTGGTAACATGGCAGCGCAAACTGAACAAAACGACAAGTTTGCTCTCACTTACGAGTCTCAGCTCAAAGCAAGAAATGATGTTGTTATAAGTCTTGTTGACAGAGAGAAAGCAGCCAAAGACGAGCAAGAAGGGCAATTAAAAAAACTAGACAAGCCAACAGAGAACATGATTGATGCTGAAATAGCCAACACCAATGCCATGTTGAACGCACAAAAAGCAGTGCAGGCAGCAGCACCAGCAGCATCAAAAGCCATGCTGACCATGGCCCAAGCAACCGAACAAGCATCAAGACGGGCGCTGGGGCTGGCCGAAGGCAAATGGTATGATTATTTTTTCAAACAGTCAGAAACGTCAGAAATGGGCAGTGAAGCAGACATGTATGGCGGCAGTGGTCCGGCAGTTCCCTACACACCACCAGCAAAACCCGCAGAACAACCACCAGCAAAGCTACCAGCAAAACCCGCAGAACAACCACCAGCAAAACCTGCAGAAAAACCACCAGCAAAACCTGCAGAAAAACCACCAGCAACGCCCGCAGAACAACCACCAGCAACGCCCGCAGAACAACCACCTGCTGCGCCAGCGCCCAGCAAAGAACAAGTATCACAACGACAACTTGCAGAGCGCGGACTCAAAGTTAAAAAAGGAGATGTACAAGCCGAAAACGCATCATTGAGTACAAAGATGTTGGAAGTGGCACAACAAGTGCAAAGCAGTGTGCCGGGGTTTGCATATTTTTCAGGATTCAACGACAAGTACCATCAAGAAAAATCTCCAGCCAGTCAACATACCAAAGGCCTGGCAGCAGATTTTACACTAACGTCTGCACCTGATGAAGCCACAGGTAAGAAAATATCTAGCGACATCAAGGGCATGGGTGCATCCATGGTAATTGATGAATACAACCATCCCAGTTCCAAGGCCACTGCAGGACACATACACTTTCAAGTGCCTGAGGCCAGAGCAGCTCTGGGTGGTGTGTTTCCAGCCAAGTCTGGTGGCACCCATGTGCTGTTGGCCGAAGGCGGGCAAGACGAAGCAGTGATTCCCATGAAGGACGGTGCTGTTCAAGTCAGCATGAAAAATCAAGGACCACTGTCCAATATGGCACATCCAGATATTGATGCCATGCTAGACGAAAAGTTTTCTAGCACTGTGTCTGCAGATATTCGAGAAGACTTACGTGCTGTGGTCATGGACATTGTGCGTCAACTGCAACCAGTCAGTACAACCAGTTCAGGAATGTCACAAGCAGTATTGGAGCAATTGGATCAACTGATAGCATATCAGAAAGAAGCCAATGACATTGACAATCGCATGTTGGCTGTGGCCAGCAATTAACCGGACTTGATGCATGCAAGACGAACACGCACGATTACAAAATCAAATAAACGAAGAGCTTGCTAAGTTTGGCCGGCTGCTGCCGGACAGTGAACACAAACTTCAGGACGTAAACACCGGCATCAACAACTCACAACTGGCAATTGAACAAGCCATTGCAGCCTTGGGTGGGCTCAAAGATGCAGTGGGCAAAACTATTGTTTCAGCATACAAAGGTGCTCAAGGTGCTGAAGCCTTTGCTGGGGCTGCTGATGGTGTAGCCACCGCTGCAGACTCAGCCGGCGACATGTTGATCACCATGGGTGGCCCACTGGGAATTGTGGCTGGTATAGCAATGAAGATCGTGGGCAAACTTATAAAACTGTCCAAGGTGGTAGCAGAGCAAGCAGAAGCTGAGTTCAAAGGCTATCAGAAAATGTCACAGATAGGTGCTGTCACTGCCAAGGGACTAACTGGAGTTGCAGAAGGCGCACAAAAGATAGGTATTGGAGTTCAAGATCTCAATGCTTATTTTACTCAACTGCAAGCACACAGTAAAGATCTTGCCGGTCTAGGTGGCACAGTTGCACAAGGCAGAGAGAAATTTGAAGACATCACCAAGGCCATGGAGCCTTACAGATTGCAGTTGTTACTGATCGGATCAGATCAAGAAGCACAAAATGAAGCAACACTAGACTACGTTTCAGAACTGTTTCAAAACAATCGCATACGTGGCAAAACTGACCAGCAGATTGCCGAAGGTGCAAAAGAAAAAATAATTTACGAACAAAAGTTGACCATGATGACTGGTACAACTAGAAAAGAGCGAGAAGAAGCACGCCGCTCTGCACAGGCAGAAGGGAGATATGAAGCTAAACTCCGACAAATGGAACTTGCGGGTGATCAAGTTGGCGCTGATCGAGCAAGACGATTTAATGCTGCATTGGTATCAGTCAGTCCGGGTATAGCCGAAATGTATCGTCACAGTATCACTGGAAATCTTGACACTGAAAAGGCACAACAGTATAACAGAAATACCCTGGGCGAAGGCATTGCAATCAATGAAAAAGTGGCCAATGGCACCATGAGCGTTGAAGATGCAGTTACTAAAATTACAGGAAAATTCAAACAAACAAACGATAACATAGGAGTACATTTGGGCATAATTGGCCGTGCTGAAGATTTGTTTGGAGCACAACAAACTCAAAACGAAGCTAGACTTCGTGCCGACCAAGACATAACAAAAGCATATAAAACAGCGTCAAATGAACTGATTGACATGGGGGCTGAAAACGGCAAAGCAAAAAGCAAGTTGTTACAAGACGCAGCCGAAACAAGATTGGCACAACAAAACACCATGTTGAATTTGCAAAAGACTGCGCAAGCGGCTGTGCCAGCAGTGACGTCGGCCATGAATACCGTGGCACAAGGTTCTGAAAAAGCAACAGGAATAATCAACAAAACTTTCTTAAAATCTGACACTGATAAAATCAAAGCTGACGCCAAGGAAAAATTTGATAACCTAGAAGCCAAGAAAAAAGCTGATGACACCGCAGCCCGAGCCGCTGCTGAAAAACAACAACAAGAAGAAGCCAAACGCCAACAAGATGCGGCTGCCGCTGCCAAGGCTGCACAAGAGAAGAAAAAAGCTGACGAAGCCGCAGCTCGAGTCGCATACGAAAAACAACAGCAAGAAGAGGCCAAACGCAGACAAGACGCAGAAAAAGCAGCGGCAGAAGCCAAACGCAAACAAGAAGAGATCAAGCGGCAGCAAGAAGAAGCCAGACGCAAACAAGAAGAAGAAAAGAAAAAAGCGCCCCCAGCAAAACCTGCAAATCAACCTCCTTCGTCACCGACAGAAAAACCCCCAACAGCGCCAGCCAAGCCACCAGGTGGTGGCGCTGCACCTGCAGAACAACCTCCAGCAAAACCTGCAGAACAGCCACCAGCAAAGCCTGCAGAACAGCCACCAGCAAAGCCTGCAGAACAGCCACCAGCAAAGCCTGCAGAACAGCCAGTGCCAGGCGGCACTGGGACTCCTAGTCGCCAGGGTAGAATTAAAAAACCCAAAGATGCCACAGTTGATCCAAACAGTCTGGCAGCAAGATTACAGGAACATGGATTTTCTCGAGCAGCCATTGCTAACATACTAGCACAGGTTCAAGGAGAATCAGGGTTTAGACCCAGATCTGAAGAAATTGCAAAATATTCAGCCAAAACGATGTTTAGCTTTTGGGGGCCCCCAGGCGCAGAAGGCGGGCAGCCAACAGATGGAAAGAACACTGTTAAGTTCAAAACGTTGGCAGAAGCGCAAAAAGTTCATGATGGAGATCCAGTCGTTCTTGGGGACTTACTGTACGGTGGTAGGTTTGGCAACGACAAACCAGGTGATGGTTTTAAATATCGTGGTCGCGGACTGATTGGCGTCACGTTCAAGGACAATTACAAATACTATGGAGATTACCTTGCAAAAGTAGGTTATCCAAAACAAGATTTACTTGCCAACCCTGACCTGGTAAATGATCCAGAGATTAGCCAGCAATTAGTAGTTGCATTCTTTAAAGATAAAGATACTCAGTATGATCCCAAGAAAAAAGGTGGCGCCAAAAAATATGATCTTGAAGACTTGGCGTCTATTAGCAAGGCAGTGGGATTCGCTGGTGGCAAAAAAGAAGTTGAAAAAAGAGCACAGTTTGCCAAAGAATACTCAAACGACTTAGAGCATGCCGCTAGTGGTGGTGTGTTCCAAGCTCGCGGCGCCAGTCGTCGGGGCAGCAGTCGATCACCATTTGAAATCATGCTCAAGGGCGGTGCTGTACCTGTAAACATTGTTGGTGGCATGATGGGCGATATGCCCCGGCCAGACAGCGCACCAAGTTCAGTCAAGTTAGGAACAAAAGTCACTAGAAGCATTGCTGGAGAATTAAGAGCTGCGGCCCGAGAAGTTGTAATACAAATGCAATCAGAAATCAACACAGAAGTTGAAGAAGCCATTGTGTCTCGACTGGCACAACTGGCACGGGCCAAACAAACAGCCAATTCCATAAATCAACGTTTGTTGCGCTCAAGCATGAACTAACGGTAAATAACACACTATGGCAGAACCCAAAAATCCCGGCTGGAAAAAGTATTTTAAAATAGCAGACACCTCTGGGGTCATGAGCCCCATCTCAGGGAGGAACCAATATGGCCTTCCTGGTTATGCAAAAAATGATGGTAACGATGGCGGCATGCCTGCAGACTTTGTGTTCCGTAATTATGCGTCAAGACTGCCAGAAGTTTACTCTGGTCACCCCAACCGTGTTGAACGTTACAACCAGTACGAGAACATGGACATGGACTCGGAGATCAATGCATGCTTGGACATCATTGCTGAGTTCTCTACACAGATGAACGAGCAAAACGGCACGCCGTTTGAAGTTGATTATCGTGACAAGCCTACAGACAACGAAGTTTCAATCATCAAGAAACAACTGCAACAGTGGATCAAGCTGAACAAACTGGATCAGCGCATATTTAAACTGTTCCGTAATACCATCAAGTACGGTGATCAAGTGTTTGTGCGTGATCCAGAAACATTTGAAATGATGTGGGTGGACATGAGCAAATTGGCCCGTGTGATTGTGAACGAATCAGAAGGCAAACGTCCTGAGCAGTATGTGATTCGTGATATCAACCCCAACTTTCAAAACATGACTGTGGCAGCCAAGACCACCACAGACTACATGACCAATCCTGTGACAGGGTCAATATCAGGCAACGCCAACTACACCATGCCCAACGGTGGCACCGGAGGCGGCACAGGCAACAGTCGTTTCATGACTGCTATGAACGAAGTTTGCCTGGATGCCAAGCACGTGGTACACATCAGTTTAAACGAAGGCCTGGATGTGTTTTGGCCATTTGGACGTAGCATATTAGAACAAATTTACAAAGTATTCAAGCAGAAAGAACTGTTGGAAGACGCTATCCTGATCTATCGTGTGAGCCGTGCTCCAGAACGTAGAATGTTCAAGATTGACGTGGGCAACATGCCATCACACTTGGCCATGGCCTTTGTGGAACGTGTGAAGAATGAAATGCATCAGCGACGAATTCCTACCATGACTGGTGGCGGCAACAACATGATGGATGCCAGTTACAACCCACTCAGCATCAATGAAGATTACTTCTTTCCCCAAGGACAAGACGGCCGTGGATCCAGTATTGAAGTATTGCCCGGTGGACAAAATCTAGGCGAAATTGATGACTTGAAATATTTCAACAACAAAATGGCTCGTGGTTTACGTGTACCAAGTAGCTATTTGCCCACTGGTCCTGACGACTCAGACCGTGCCATGAGTGACGGCAAAGTGGGTACAGCCTTGATACAAGAATACAGATTCAACCAGTATTGCGAACGACTGCAAGCACTGATTGTGCAAAAATTAGACGACGAATTTAAAATGTTCATGAAATGGCGTGGGTTTAACATAGACTCTAGCCTGTTTAATTTGAAGTTTAATGCACCTCAAAACTTTGCCAGCTATCGTCAAAGTGAGCTGGATACCACACGTATCAGTGCATTTACACAGCTGGAACCACTGCCTTACATGAGCAAACGTTTCCTGTTGCAACGCTTCTTGGGCTTGACTGAAGAAGAAATTGCAGAAAATGAAGAAATGTGGCGTGAAGAACGTGATGAGCCCGAACTGGAAACCAATGCAGGACAAGACATGCGTAGCATTGGTATCACTCCTGGTGGCTTGGAAGCTGATGTTCAAGCTGGTGAAGAAGTTGCTGGCATGGAACCTGGGGGCGCAGGCGCACCTCCTGTGGGTCCGGGCGCAGGACCTGCTGCTCCTGGCGGTGCAATGCCAGCCGGTGGCGCAGCTCCTCCAGCATAAATAACAACATGCTCTTAAACGAATTCTTTCACAAAGATCCTGAAGCCTATCAGGACTTGTCGCAGGACAACAGCCAAACACAAAAAGGTGATTTGCGCAAGAGTCGTCTCACACTGCGTCAGCTCAACAAGCTGAGAAAAATGAATGATGTGAGAAAATACGAGTTCAAGGAAAAACTCAAACTGGTGCGTAAACAATATGCACCTCCGCCTGCCCCGGCTGTGTAATAAATTTTACATTTATACGCCTTTTCACCCCTTAAACCATGTGTTTTTCTCCTTGTGTGTAAATAACAGCACACTTTACCTATAGGAGTTTCCCATATGAACCGTTTTGAACAATTGATTGAATATGTAATCAATGACGAAGAGGCGAAAGCCCGCGAATTATTCCACGACATTGTTGTGGAAAAAAGCCGTCAAATCTATGAAAATATCATGGCCGAAGAAGCTGAAGAAGAGCTAGACGAAGCCATGGGCGGTGACGCCAGTGACGATCTAATCGACGACGTGGAAATGGAAGAGGAATCTGACATGAACATGGAAGCCGAAGGCGATGAAGAAGGCATGGGCGGAGATGATTTTGGAGATGATCATGCAGAACCAGACATGGACAACATGGGCGGTTCAAGCGATATGGACATGGACAATGAGCCAGCCACCAAAGACGACATTATGAATTTAGAAGACAAACTGGACCAGTTGATGGCCGAGTTTGAAGACCTCATGGGCGGCGACGACCTGGGTGATGGCGACGGATTTGGTCCTGAAGAAGGCGGAGACGCTATTGAAATGGACGACACCGACGAAATGGAACCAGGCATGATGGAAGCTGTTAATTTAAAAGCAGCCCCAAAGCCAGTTACCAGTGAAGAAGGCGGCGTAAACAAAAAGTCTACCTACGCAGCCAACAGCGGACAAGCTGGCATGGCTAGCCGTCCAGTTCATACTGGTGCCGGAGAAGGTGGACATCATGACACATCTGCTTACAGCAACAACACAAAAGAATTGATCGGCAAAGTTGGTAACACACCTGCACAAGGAACACAAAATCTTTCAGCAGCACCAAAGCCTAAAATGGGCGTCGGCAGCGAAGGTCAAAACAACAAGAGCCCACTTCCTACAGGACGTCGGGGTTAATTAGATGTCATCTAGATACTTAAGAGAAGATTTAACTTTTAGCCAGGCCAACATTCGAGTCTTAGAAGAGTCGGATATGTCTGGCAAAAAGCATCTCTACCTTGAAGGCATTTGCATTGAAGGCGACAAGCGCAATGCAAATGAACGTATCTATCCTAAACATGAAATTATCAAGGCAGTTGAAACCATTAACGAACAGATACTGAAAGGTAACTCCGTGCTAGGTGAAGTGGACCATCCAGATGACTTAAAAATCAATCTGGATCGAGTTTGCCACACAGTGGAAAAAATGTGGATGGACCAGCACGCCGGTTGCGGCAAGTTGAAAATCCTGCCAACTCCCATGGGAGAATTGATTAAAACGCTGATCACGTCAGGTGTAAAACTTGGCGTCAGCAGTCGTGGTAGCGGTAACGTAGACGACAGAACAGGACATGTAAGTGACTTTGAAATTGTCACTATAGATGTGGTTGCACAACCCAGCGCACCCAATGCTTATCCAAAAGCAATTTATGAAAGTCTCATGAATATGAAGCACGGTCATAAACTAATGGAAATGGCACGGGAATCTGGCGAAAGCGACAAAGTACAGAGATACCTAAAGAATGAAGTTAAAAGACTCATTCAGGATCTCAAAATCTAAGGAGAACCAGGCATGTTTGATGCAATTAAACCCTTGCTTGATAGTGGCCTAATTAACGAAGACGTTAGTCAAGAACTCAACGAAGCTTGGGAATCTAAACTAAACGAAGCCCGTGAACAGGTACGTAGTGAACTCAGAGAAGAGTTTGCACAACGCTATGAGCATGACAAGACAGTAATGGTAGAAGCCCTAGACAAGATGGTAACAGAAGGTTTGGCCGCAGAAATTGCGCAAGTGGCTGCTGAGAAGCAAGCACTTACGGAAGATCGCGTTCGTTTCCAACACAAGATGAAAGAATCAGCACAGAAGTTTAACGGCTTCATGGTTTCTAAACTTGCAGAAGAAATTGGCGAATTACGCCGAGACCGCAAAATGCACACTGAAGGAGTTGCAAAACTTGAAAACTTCGTGGTGCAAGCATTGGCACGTGAAATCACAGAATTCGCCAAAGACAAACGCGATGTCGTAGAGACAAAGGTACGTCTGGTACGTGAAGCACGTGGCAAACTTGAACAGTTGAAGAGCCGTTTCGTAAAAGAATCTGCTCAGAAAATGAGTCAAGCTGTTAGCCGTCATCTCAAGGCTGAGTTGAATCAGTTACAAGAAGATATCAAAGTTGCTCGTGAGAACAATTTTGGTCGTAGAATTTTTGAAGCGTATGCATCAGAGTTCGGGGCCACTCATTTGAATGAGAAGGCAGAAGTCCGTAAACTACACGATGTCATCGCAGAGAAAGATCAGAAATTGCGTAAAGCAATTGACATTACCCGTACTGCAAAGGCCGTGGTAGAGTCAAAAGAACGTGAACTGCGTATGATTAAAGAATCCAATGAGCGTGAAAGCACAATGGATGAATTGCTACGTCCCTTAAACCAGGAAAAGCAAGAAGTCATGCGTAATTTACTCGAAAGCGTTCAAACACCCCGTTTGAAAAATGCTTTTGAAAAGTATCTACCAGCAGTGTTGGAAGATAGATCTGTGAAAGCCCGTAAAGTAATTGCAGAATCTATTACCTCAGTAACTGGTGATAAAAATACTGTTCCCAGTGTGTCGGAAGATCGCAGCAACGTGATTGACCTCAAGCGCCTGGCAGGTCTTTAATCTTAACAAGGAGACTTAAATGTCACAAGAACTATTAGAAAGTCGTTGGGGCGAAACCAAAGAGGCACTGTTAGAAGGTCTTAATGGAAC